CGTATTTCTGAGCACCTTTTAATGATCTTTCTTGTGTTTGTAAAATAACCATTACATAGTCACTAGCGACTAATGCACTGTCTGCAAATTTATTTAATTGTGGTGGCACATCGATAAAAATGTAATCATAATTTTCTTTGATTGCACTTAATTGTTTTGCGAAATATGTATCTTGTGAGAAGTCATCCTCAAAATTTCTGAACAAGAACTTTTCGTATGTTTGTAAATCTTCGTAAGAAGGAAGTAAGTCTAAGTTAGGCAGTACATTAATTAGCGCACTCTGTAAGTTTGCATCTATAAGTGACATAGCTAATGTTCTTTTGAATTCTGGCTCGATTGAATATATTTTTTTCATTGTGTTAAATAGTAAATCAGTCGCATTTGCTTGGGGATCTAAATCTACTAATAGAGTTTTCTTTCCTTGTTTTGCGAATGTATAAGCTAACATTACAGCGTTGGTAGTTTTTCCAACTCCACCTTTGAAGTTCCCAGTTGTGATAACCTTGCACATTTTCCGTCACCTCGTAAAAAAAGTTTTTTTATACTTTTATAAATTTATAATTTGATTTTATAACACAACAAACCAACGGTAAAGTATAATTTTATAATTTTATACTTTTATAAAAAGTTTAAAATTAAGTTGTAAATAGATGATAGTTTTTAAAAGCTATTTTCAAAATGTTATATTATCAGGCTTTATCAGCGTATTTTTTATAAAAATATACTTTTATACTTTTATAAAAGTATAAAAGTATAAAAAAAATTACGTTCTCTTTTTGAAAAACTAGTTTTTTATAAAAGTATAAATTTATAAAAGTATAAAAATGAAATTAGAATTTTGTATATAGGGGAATGCAATAGGCTCATAGAGGTATTTACAAAGAAAAAAGCTTGTTGTAACGTAGTACACAACAAGCATCATTCTACAAAACAAAACATAATTTGATATTTTACATAAACGAAGTTCGATAAAACAATTGAATATGAACACAAAACAAAAAGCCACTCCCGTATGCTAACGGCTACTAACCATTAGCGGGAATGACTCTTCTAGCTAGTGTACCACCACTTGGCTAGAAATGAACTGTATTAACCCACAGTGTTGACGTTTAAGTAGTGTACCACCACTAACCTTAAACAACTATGCCTTTTCACGAGGCTTCTTTGATATACCCATTTTATCTATTGTTTGGATAAATATCAACTAGTAAATACTAGTTTTGATTATTTTATAGTCCAAAAGATATATAACGGGCATCTCTAATCCTAGAAGTCTTGTGAATGTACAGGTCATTTAGGAATTGGAGATGCCTTTTTGTTTTTTGTTCGCGTGGAATTGCCTGATACCACGTAAATAAAAACTGATAAGCCGTAATTCCGTGCTTCTATATAGAGGGAACGTGTTACGGCGTGGCTAGCTGTTGGTCGTGCAGGGGGTACAGAGTATGCGCCTACAAAAACAGCACCCCTCGCTGGAATCCTGTTCTTCTGGTGAGGGTGGGCGAGAACTTGCCCAGGGACGATTCTCTAAAAGGTTCGGGTGGTTATCGTTAGCATCACGGTGCTAGGGAGTACATTCAGTTTGTCGTGTAGGGACGATATTACAAGGACAAGCCATAGAAAAAGGATGTATGCGGTGAAGATCGCTGAGTGAACAGGGTCTATACATACGGAACACTGACTAAGCAAGGCATGAACCAAAGACACTTATCCATTCTATTCTGATTGATTACTTTTTTGTAGTCTTTCAGCACAGGGGATAACTCTGCCAACCAGCCGTTTTCCTAACTTCGCTGCGGCATGATAAAAACCCTCAAAACCTTCAGTCAAGGATAATTACGAAGATATGATGAAAAATATGAGATTGTTTAAGACCTGGGGGAAGCACTTACTAAGATAGAGGAATAAATAAAGAGATTATAACTTACGTGGTTAGAGGATAAGGGGACGGACTGTTAAAATATCCCCTATTTTTGAATTTGGTTTTATCAGTCAGATACAGTATGTGAAATTTTAAAGACAACATAAAGAAAAGACACCCTAAGGTGCCTTCCTCCGACTTGAACCACTTTACTTTTAATAATATGAGTGTTGGATTCCCATCCAAATATTATTTTACCATGTTAAGTTATATTTTTCATTGAGAAAAAAGATTCAAATCTATATTTTGTTCCCTTTTACTTCATTTGCTTTTTTTGTTCTGGATTCTTCAATTTGTTCAGATTTACTTTTAATTTCATCGGTAATTGCTATCTTGATACTTCCTTGTGCTTTTTTATATTCTTGAATTAAAGAATTAACATTCTGATTAAATGAAATTAAGCTGCCAGTTGGGGAAGTCATTTGTTCATTGAGCGCCGTTATAATACTATATATCTTTTTATATTCTTCATACACTTCTTTATATTCTTTTGGGTGTTCTTTTGAAGCCTCTGAAACTAGTTTTAATTGCTGTCCCATTGCCGTATGAAGTAAATCAGCATGTTTGATCATAGGTTCAGATTCCACTTTTTTAGAAACTAATTCCACATTAAAGTCTTTTCGATTAGTAATTGCTTCGGACCATGTAGTGGAATACCCAGATAAAACTAACGTTGAAAACATTTCGAAGGAATCAATGTCATTGTAAAAGTTAGCTGCAGCCATTAAATATTCATTATCTTTCTTTCTCTGTTCGGCCGCTTCTTGATGTTCTCTTTCTATATTCCCGACTGCAAAACTAATTCCTGTAAGTATAGCGATCGCTGCAACAGACGTTGCGAATGAAACAGCTGATTTAATAATTAACTTTCTGGATTCTGTCTTTTTTATTTTTTTCACAATGCCGATAGATAGAAAAATTAAAGATGCGACAAATGCGATAATACTGAACCACGCTAAGGTTCCTCCTACCGCTTGACCTAAAATATATCCAAATCCATATTCAGCATCGCCAAACATATTGAAACTATTATAGATTCCTCTTACAAAAAGTATTAAAAGTATTCCTATACTGCTTAAAATAAGCGTTTTATTAGATATTTTCATTTGCAGTCCTCCAAAATTTATATGTATTAATCTACAAAACAAAAGCACTCCTTCTTTCGAGCGCCATTGTCACTTCTCTATTTTTTTATCCATTCTTGATTATTAAAGTACTTCTACACTTTAAACATTTAATTTTCTTGTGTTTGAATAACGTAATATTTTCTTTGTTGCAAGCTGGGCAAGTAACCGATTGTGGTACTTTAATATTTTTGTAACACAAGATGGCTATAAGCGCGAAGGGAATAGCAAACCAGAATTCCATTAGGACAAAGAAAGTAACAGATAATATACTCATAAGAATAAAAAATGGTTTCATTAATTTTCTAGCCCCATGATTCAATTTATTATCTTTTGTTTGAAAAGTATTTACTTCATATGTACCAGGATAATATTGTTGTTGCTGATATTGAGAGTTTGATTGGGCAGCTTCTCTCTTTTTATTACTGATACGTTTTTCATAAGATAATCCAGTACCAGGAATTGATGATGTAAGTCTAGTTCCAGATGGTCCTACACTAACACGAGCACCTTTTCCTCCTACGCTCATTCCAACGCCCTTGCTACTTAGATTAACTTTAACTCCAGGAGCAACTTTGATACTTTTGCGAAATTTAAAGCCCATAACATTGCACCCTTTCTTTAAAAAATGTAAGATTTCAACCCAAGCATAACAAAAACAGTTACATCTTTATTGTCGTATTTTGTCGAATGAAAATAAAAAAAGCCCTCAACAAATAGTTAAGGGCTGCGGTATACTCCCGCAATCTAGGAAGCTACGCTCCTAGCATGTGAATGATGGACCACTAAACGTTAGCAATAGCGGTTCATACTTGCGTATCGTAGCATATCTGTAACTAACATGTTATCAGCAAAATAAGGGTCGTATTACAGTTAATGGATATGCAATATTGCATATTTCTAACGAACCGCATAAAATCAATACAAATAGTCATAATTTCACTAATTTCTGACTTTAGAAGAATATTTTACCGCTTTTATTGGAAAATGACGGGATGTAAGATATAGTCAAACGGACAGATAGTAAGCGTTTTACTTCGGTGTAAATGTAAAAAAGAGAGCGATTTGCCCTCTTACCACTGGTCAATGGAAAAGATTTCTTTTATGATGAAATCAAATCACAGTATGTCTTTGTTGTTTTGCAACATTTTCACGTACAATGAAACTTGTTTTGCAAAACGCCCTTGCTGACGTCCGTCGAGCTCCTCGTAAGCTCTTTGGATATCGTTAAATAGTAATCCTAGCAACTCATCTTCTTTCTTGTTCTCGAAGTTAAGAAGCACGTCTGTGGAGGTGTTAAAAAACGACGCAAGTACCTTTAAGCTTTCAAGATCAGGTTCGTGACGATCAGTTTCCCAATTTTTGATCTGTCCGCGTGATAACCCTGTTCTATCAGATAATTGTTCTTGCGTTAAACCGAAAGATTTTCTGAGATTTTTAATGTTTTGTCCGACTGTAGTTTTCATAGTTTGAGTATAATAATTGCCTTATCACTATACCATAATTGGTCGATACTCTGACTTTTTAAATGCATAAAGGTATTTTTACAACCTGAGCAAATATCTATAGAACAAATGTTTGTTTAGTGGTAAAATATTCATATGGGTTCTTAAAACGTCTAAATGCATAATTGCATATTCAAATTATTTTAATTCGAGAAACGTTGTTACAGAGCGGTTTCTCAACTTTCTCAATAATAGTCAGATAACTCCACGACTGAATTTTGGGAAATTTATGTTATTATGAATATAACTAAAAACGGACGTAAAAAAGACTCACAGCGTGTACTAAGGTGCAACGAACACCATAGTACCGCTTTCCCTAAAGCGCTAGGGAAAACACCTACTGCAAGTCTTACATAAATTATAACACATCTTTTGAATGTAGTGACGCGTTTTCCTGTAAAAGTTAAAATTTGGGTATAACGTGTCTTTTGTTCCGAAAAAAGGGGAGCAAAGTTATGCAAAAAGTGTTAAGTAAAATATCTGATGATATGAATAGTAAGAATATCAATAGAACCCAACTCGTGAAGAGGATAGATATTGATGGAGCGACATTATCAAGATTCTTAAAAGGAAAACATCAACTCATTTTTAACAAATACGGAGTGATTTTAAAGGAAGTTTATCCCGATGATATTAATGCGAGAAGGAGTTTTTGTCGCGAATATTCCAGCGTCTTGAAGAGACAGGGTAATAAAAAGATAGCTGTATATTATTTACTAGCACACGGTGAATTAGACACTGTATCGGAGCTGTTAAATGAATCAACAATTAAACATGATTGGGAAACGGTATGCAGATTAATATATTTGCGATACAAAGGTGATTTATCTGGAGATAGCTTATTAAAAGTTTATAAAGAAAAAGTAGAGGGTATTAAGTCAAAAAATGTTGAATTTGAGATTCTCAAGGGTATAGTTCTTCTTCATATTAGGTATGACCAGAAAAACTATAAGTCGATGATTCGACTTTCTGAGGAATTACATGAGAAGGTCGAAGAATTAGAAGACGATTATGCTAAGGCCTTTTTAAAATTTAAAATACAAGAAGCTACTATTTATGGATTGTTAACATGTAATGAAATCCAAAAACTAAGAAGTATATGCCATGGAATAATCAATGATGATAACTCAGACATGTTATTCCCTATCTTTAAAGCAACAGCGTATGGTGTACTAGGAGAATCGTATATTTTTACGGATTATCACAAATCGTTAGGTTATTTAAACTCTGCTACTAGCATTATAGTAAATGGTCCTGGCAATCAAATGATGAAGCGGAAAAATATGATATTGAATACGGTCGACTTCTTGAAGATACATTGGAAGGTAGATCTGAACGATATTGAACCTAAAGATGAAGTTGAAAAGGCTTATTTAGAAATACAAAAAGGCAATGCAAAAAAAGCAATAAGTATTTTAGAAGAGGTATTGAAAACTAAAGGGAAGCTAGGTGCTTTTGGCTTAACTTATCTAGGAATAGCGAAGGGGAATGACCCACAAATATTAAGCGATGCTTTGGATTTATTCGAGCGATCTTCCGATATTTTTTATTCGTATTTGGCGAAGAAAAACCTAGGCATAATGTCCCAAAAATGCTATAATTTAGTTGGGTGATGCTAAATGAAAAAAGTACTATCGCTAATCACAAGCGTAGCGTTAGCTGGCGGTTTTTTATTCGCTCCTGCTGACAACAAAGAGCAACCGAAACAAGTTGCTAAAGAACCACAAAATACAATTATGTTTATGTCTGATCCTGGGACAGGAATTTAATTTAATAGATATATAAGAATGACGTCTTCTCTTGCAGAAGACGTCATTCGTCATTTTTGGGGTTATTGAACTTTTTATCAGAAACGAAGTAAAGTTCAATGAATGTGAATTAATTCACAAACTACTATGAGAACATTGGAGGATTTAGGGATGGAACAAACTAACATCGAGAAAGAATTGGTAGAAATTGAAAATAACTTACAAGGTATCTTTAATGCGGCTCAAAATGGGGATGCAGAGTCTTATGAGATGCTATTAAAAATAAAAGAGGCGATCGGTAGCATTTGATGCTATCAATCGCCTGATATTTTAACTAGTTGTTTTATCATCTCAATTAGTTCTTTTTGTTTGTCTGGGTTTTTAGAACGTATATCTATCATTACTTGTTCTAAGTCGTCTTTAGCTACTGATTCAGGATTCTTTTCGTCAGATTCTCCTAATACATAAGAAACCGATACATTAGCAAGCTTCGCGATTTCTAAGCTCATCTTTTTAGATGGGCATTTTGTACTTTCTTCATTCTCCCACATAGAAACAGCAGATCTGCTCTGTATTCCTAACGCTTCAGCGAATTCTCTTTGGCTAAGTTTTAGTATGTCAGTCCTTATCTCTTTAACACGTCTACTAATTAATTTGTAGTCCATTCTTTTTATTCCCCTTAATATTTATTAGTAACTTTTACTTACTAACACTAAAAATAATTATATAAATACATTTCCTATATCTTAAATTTAACAAATTTGTTCTCAAAATGACAACACTTTTAAAAAAATTTATTTTTTTAAATTTAGGGGTTCTCAAAAAGAGACTCCCTATGTTATACTCAAATCAACGAAACGAACAAAGGGTGATACCGAATGAAATTAAACACGGAAAAGATTAGGGAGCTAAGACTTTCTAAAGGTTTCACGCAGGTTGAAGTAGCTGAAACAATGGGTTACACGAACAGAAACTCATATTCTCAAGTAGAAACAGGGAAGCGTGAACCTAACTTACATAGATTGTCTTTACTCGCTGGTTTGTATGAAGTTACTATTGATGAATTAACAAAGTAGTCTCTTTTTTTACCTCGCAGGTCTCAAAAAGAGACGTCTCAAAAAACGAATAAGGAGGAAAGAAAATGAATCAATTACAAGTTGTACAGCATCCAGCAAGTGAGTTGGTTTTCACGAAAGATAATGAAGTTGTAACTGATAGCACAATCGTAGCTGAAGTTTTCAACAAACGTCATGCAGATGTTTTGAAAAGCATTGAAACACTAAGTTGCACTAACGAATTTAGCGAACGAAATTTTTCGTTGGCCGAATACAGAGATGCACAAGGGAAACCGAGACCTAAATACTTGCTTAAACGAGATGGACTTATGTTCCTGGTGATGGGCTACACAGGAGAGAGAGCGGCGCAAATGAAAGAATCGTTTATAGATGAGTTTAATCGAATGGAACAATACATTAAACAGCAAATGTCTCCATTACAAATGATCAACATTATGACATCAGAAATGATGAATCATGGTGATCGGTTAGGGAAATTAGAACAAACGGTAAATGAACGAATGACAGTGAATTACAGCCAACAACTTTCTATTAAAAATGCAGTGGCTCGCAGAGTATACAAGCTTTGGGAAGACGGAACAATCAATCAAGCGGTACATGACAACAAAAAGAAGTTATTCTCAGCCATATGGAAAGACGTAAAAGCAGCATTCGCTGTAAATAGTTATTGTAACATCCGCCAAAAAGACTTCGATGAAGCTATTGGGTATATAAACGCATGGCGACCAAGATTAGTTTAGGGAGAGAATTGAAAATGACACATACAAAAATCGGTAATAAAGAATACAACGTTGTGACACCAAACGAACTTAAAGGCCTTTATGGGAATGAAGCAATTAAGTTTATGGAAATGTTATACGGCGAAGTAATGGAAATAAATTCTCCATTAGCGTATATGGCTTTTATTAAGATGTTTTCTTACTTCTCGTTTAACGAAAAGGGAAATGCACCTTATGAAAACATCATTGAAGAATACAACAAACATTTTATCAAAAAGTTCGGCGAAGAACTTGAAGAAGAAATTGAGGCTAAGAGAATGGCAGGTCATTTGGTTAACAACTCACCGTTTTTGTTTTTCAATGAAAAAGTTAACGACTACTTGATATCTAATCAACATCAAGAAGCTCTTAAAAAGATTGAACATACTTATCAATTTACAAAAGAGAGTTATTTAGAAGACTCAATTTATGAGGAAATTGAAAATTGGGATCATGACTACATAGTTAAAAGACAAGTGAAAGTCAATGGTGGAAGATTAGACCTTTTGATTGAAAGTAAAAACGAACTAATAATAATAGAGCTAAAAAAAGACAAGGTAAAAGGCAGACATTTATATCAAACTTTGGACTATATGCTTAGTTATCCAGAAGACTACCCTAAGAATATTGAGATGGTTGTAGTAGGATACGAATTCACAGAACACGCTATAAGGGTTGCTAAAAGATTAGGTATTACTTGTGTTAAATACGATGTATTCCAGTGTATCGACAGTAGATTTTTATTTCTAAGTTTCAATTTTGAAATACTCCCGATTAAATTCTCAGGGTTTAAAAACTTTATAACAGATGTGTGTCAAGGAGATACAGGAATGTTGATTGAACATCCGTTTTTCAAAGAGAAAAATTCGGACTACGCAAGAAGAATCATCAAGGAACAAGGAAAAATACTAGAACAACAACAGGAGCATGTAGAATTTCTTATTGGAAAACTTCAAAATCATATCAATAAGAATGGAGCGGTGTAAGCAATGGAAGAAAGCACATTCTCACATTTCATGATACTGGTTATATTCATTGGGATTGCAGGATTCATTCGTCTGATGGATTGGATAGATAGACGGTATATAAGGGATGAAAGTTGATGGATAAACAGCAACGTGATGAATACGAACAAAAGAAACTCGTGTGGATCATAAAGGATTTAAGAGCTAGAGAGATACATAACAGCGCAGATAAGGTTGAGGAAATGCATAAGGAGTTTATCACTCTAGCTAAATAGAGAGGGGAATGGGAAATGAGATACGTCAGAAGAAGACAATTACACAAATCATACAAAACATCGTACCCATCGTATTGGGGCGACGCGGTTCTATCTAAAGAAAAGAATAAAACTATTGAATATATGATTGGTCTCCATACATTCTTTCGAAGATTAAGCAAATAGGACAAGCCTTCGCTTGTCGGAATATTCAGGAATCTAATGGTATTCCCCACCTAGCAAATGGGTTCCTGGATATTCCGATGCGCGAAGCATCAACAAATGAGAGAAATGGGGAATGAAAATGAGAGAAATTAAGTTTCGTTTGTTCAGTCAAGACACAAAAAAGGTGATTTATCCAGATGATAGAGGCTGGTTCCACAAATCGTTTGTAGGTAAAAATGGAGTTTGGCAAGATATCAGAATCGATACAGCACTTATGAACCCTGAAAAGGTAGATATCATGCAATACACAGGATTAAAAGACAAGAATGGTAAGGAGATTTATGAAGGGGATATTATCAGAAAAAAATTCAAGGACAGAGAAATAGGTGAATTTTATGCGGCAGGCGAGGTTGTATTCGGTAAATGGTTCGCGGGATTTACGGTCCCTTATAACTATCATGGATATAACAAGCTAGAAAGACTTAGTAGTAATGACGATAGAGACGGTTGGGTTGTTGCTAATCGAGAGATGGAAGTCATCGGAAACATTTACGAAAACCCAGAGTTACTGGAGAAAGGTGAATGAAAATGTCACCGTGTTTCGAACCAACATATTGCAATGATTTAGAAGGAAACAAGTACTTATGCAGATTTGAGCATTATGAAGTGGATAGTCGTTTTGAAGGTGAACCGCCGGAATGGAAGGCTGACATCATCGAATTTATGCCAATCATCCCCATTTATAAATGCTGGGGAAAAGGAATCAAAACAAAATAAAAAACCGCGAAGGGGAATGAAAAGTGAATGATATTCAAAAGGCAGTTAATGAAGCAGTGCTGATTTTGAGGGAATGTCCTGAAGGATCATCTGAGGATGATTTAAACGGTGCGATTAACGAGGCACTAGAAGTTCTTGCGAAATTTGAAACAAAATAAAAAGAGCCGACTACACCTAATAATCGACTCTTTTTGAAGAAATGACGCAATATTATGTACCTCTATTATAGCACAGTCGTTTCTTCCAAGTAAATAAGGAGGAATGTGGAAATGGTTGATATTCAAGATAAACAAGTAGAACGTGCAATCGAAACTTTAAAACAAATGTCTGATAAAGAACAAGACAGCGCAAGGAAGTTAGACCTTGACTATGTAATCACAGTTTTAACAAATAAACCGCATGGCGGAATGCCTTTCTAGGAGGAAATGAAACTATGAACTTATATACATTAGCAATCAATTATAAACAAGTGCAAGAAATGATAGAAGATGGAGCCGATTATGAGGTTGTAAAAGATACATTGCAGTCGATTGAAGAAAGCATTCAAGATAAGTCCCAAAACATAGCGTTACTTATTAAAAATATCAATGCAGATACAGAAGCTATCAAGGTTGAAGAAAAACGCCTGAGCGAACGGAGAAAGGCACTAGAAAACAAATCAACAAGATTAAAAGATTACTTAAAAGAACAAATGGAGTTTTGTGGTGTTGACCGGATAAAGAGCACGATTGTTTCAATTGGGATACAGAAGAATCCACCAGTTTTAAACATACAAGATGGAGCAGATATCCCAGAGGAATATTACAGACAACGTGATCCAGAAATCGATAAACGTAAATTGATGCAGGACATCAAAGAAGGATTTGAGTTTGACGGAGTAACGATAACGCAAACAACTGGGGTGCGTATCCGATGAATAGAAGCGAAACGATTACTGAATTAGCTAAAGCATTGGTGAAATTCAATTCAGAGGTTACAAAAATAGCAAAGGATGCAGACAATCCTTTCTTTAAAAACAATTATGCAACGCTAGACACGATTATAGATGAAATTAGACCAATCCTTTCTAAACACGGATTAAGTATCATGCAAATACCAAGTGGTGACGGTCAGAACGTGACGTTAAAAACACTTCTCCTACATGAAAGTGGTGAATGGTTAGAAAGTGATGCATTAACAATGAAGCCAGTTAAAAACGATCCGCAAGCCGTAGGTAGTTGCATAACATACGCTCGCCGCTATTCGTTAGCAGCGTTCCTCAGCTTGAATACCGGTGAAGATGATGACGGAAACGGTGCTACTTATGGAAAAGGTAACAAACCAAATCAGAAAAGTAACAGTGGACAAAGTTCAAATAAACCGCCAAGCAATGGAAATAACGGTGGTAACGGCAAAGCATCCGAGAAACAGTTAAAAATGATACACGCGAAAATAGCGCACATTTCAGCTTTAGCAAAGACGGATAAACAAACTATTGAGGATACATTGAAAGGCAACATCGGAACTGAAAACCTAAGTGAGATTAGCTCACAGATTGCATCAAAAGCAATTGAGTTACTGATGGGATGGGAAAAACAATATAGTCAAGCAGGATAAGGAGATGAAACCATGTTAGATAAAAATCAATCTAAAGTCGTCCTTCCGGCGTGGGTATGGAAGGGCGCACGAAACGAAAAAGAAGCAAAAATTAAAGCGATTGAGTACATAACTCCCGATCGCTACCCAGGATACAAACTATTGAAGATTAAAGACGGTATCGCAGTGTGCGAGAGGGAGAGTGTGTGATGTTTCAAGTGCCAGTAAGACGTGGGTCAATGAAAGAAATGTTAAAAGCAGTTCGTGATCTAGAAGCTAGAGGTTATGACTATATCACGCCAATCAAGAAGGTATACAGAGCAGAAAAAACATTTTATAACGATGGAAAGTTCAAAGAAAAGGAAAAAATTCGATTCACAGGCATGGAAGATCGTGCAAGTTATGAATGTTGGATGAAGAAGGTGAACTAAGTGAGTAATTACAACACGATACGTACAATCATTTCTCAAATAAGTGGACAAGAAAACATAGTTGTTGTACCAAAACTGTTCGTTAGGTTAACAGGAGATCTCACAACAGCAATCCTTTTGAATCAAATCGTATTTTATAGCGATAAATCAAAAAGAACTGATGGTTATTTCTATAAATCGCATAAAGAGTGGGAAGAAGAAATTTGTTTAACAAAACGGCAGGTTAGTTATTCTACAGCAAAATTAAAAGAAATGGGCCTTGTAGAAACTAAGCTGATGAAAGCGAATGGAGCACCTACTCTTCACTATAAATTGGATTATGACAAATTGGTGCAATGGATAGTAACAAATTGTAACAATGGAAAATCACAAAATGTAACTATTGATTCTAACAAAATGTCACTTTCTTTAACAGAGAATACTACAGAGAATACAACAAAGAAAAAGACTTCTTGTCACAAGTTTTCAACTTCTGACCTGGAGAATGCTCAATTGTTATTCAAATTAATGTTACAAAACAATCCATCAGCAAAAGAACCTAACTTAGATAAATGGGCAAATGACTTTCGTTTAATGAGGGAGCGTGACAATAGAACGGATGAACAAATTAAGTACCTTATCAATTGGTCACAGAATGATGAGTTTTGGAGAGCTAACATTCTTTCTCCATCAAAATTAAGAAAGCAATTCGACACTCTAATTGCAAAGATTAAGAGTGAAAGAGAGAAGAAAAAGCCAAAAGCAACTAAAGGTAAAAAAGAATTAAGAGAGGAGGACTTTGACCTTGAATAAGAAGCAAACGTTTGAATTATTAAAGGCAATTAGTGCATTGTATCCGATATTTGAAGTGACACAAATGAAAATTGATTTATGGACTACTATTCTATCGGAACAAGAATATGAGGAAATGCTAAAGAACCTTTCTAACTATGCAAAATATAATCAATTTCCTCCTAAACCAGCCGACTTATTAAAAGAAGATCATGAAGTGAAATATACAGGACCAACTGTTTCGGAGACAAAAACAATGTTCAGTCGGTGGGATGAAAATAGCAAAGACGTGGCGCCGCCAGAGGAACGGGAAAAGCATTTAAAAGACATAGCGAAGATATTGGGGATTAAGCGGAGGGGAAGAAAATGACGCAGACATTAGATTACACGGGACTATACAGCATTCAAGCGGAGCAAGGTCTTTTAGGGGGACTAATATTAGATCCAGACAAGATAAAAGATATCAATTTACAACCTGAGCAGATGTATCGTCCTCAACACGTCCATATCTTCCGTACAATGCTCGAAATTGATAACGGAAACGAACCAGTAGACTTCGTAACAATGACCGCTAGATTAGCTGAGAAAGGGCTTATAGATGATGTCGGTGGAATCGCTTATCTCGCTCAATTATCTGAGACAACACCAAGTACTTCTAATATTAAATACTACGAAAAAATCGTGTGGAGTAAATGGCGAGATCGAGAGGTTGTTAGAAATACAGAAACGTTAAAACAGGCAGTTCATAGCGGTGACGATACAGAACTTGCTATTCAAACTCAAATGGCAGCACTACTGAATTTAAGTAGGGAAGACAAAAATAGTGATGGGCGAATTAAGGATGGGCTTATAGAAGTTTTTGGAGAGTTAGAGAATCCTATTCGCGGATTGGCTGGAATGAATACAGGTTTTACGGAACTAAACCGCATGACGGCAGGATTCAAACCACAGGAGTTCATAATTGTTGCGGCTCGCCCGTCTGTAGGGAAGACAGCATTTTGTTTAAACGTAGGAAATAATGCAGCAGGGGAACAAGGTGAAGGTGATGTGGTTGCTATTTTCTCACTCGAAATGGGAAAAAAAGAACTACTAAAGAGAATGGTCAGTATTAACGGGAACATTGATGGGAATCGCATGAAAACAGGAGAGCTAAATCCAGAAGATTGGACGAAGTTAACACAAGCTATGGGAGTTTTAAACAACAAAAATATTCGAATATTCGATGATGCGGGGATTTCAACAAATTTCATTTGGTCGAAAGTTAAAAAGTTATGTGACGAGTTTCCAGGCAGACAAATCATGGTAATTATTGATTACTTACAGCTCATAACAGGAAATCCGGTACATAAAGGAAATCGAACACAAGAAATCGGAGAAATTAGCCGAACGCTGAAAACAATGGCTCGTCAATTAAATGTATGTGTGGTTGCTCTATCTCAGCTGAGCCGTGGTGTAGAACAACGTCAAGACAAACGCCCTATGATGTCCGATTTACGCGAGAGCGGGCAAATAGAGCAGGATGCGGACGTCATAGCGTTCCTGTATCGAGAGGATTACTACGACCGAGAAACAGAAAATAAAAACACGATTGAAATCATTATAGGGAAGCAAAGGAATGGCCCTGTTGGATCAGTAGAATTGGCATTCATTAAGGAATACGGGAAGTTCGTTAACTTGGAAAGAAGGTTTGAACAATGAGAAGTCAATTAAGCTTTGACGACATATTGGGTACTTTCGATTACAAAGCAAAGAGCACGGCCGAGCAATTCCTAGCAAAGCCTAGCGTCATAACGACATACGCTGTGGAATTCTATGACAAGGAAGAAAAGCAACGTATTGATTGGTTCGATGTAAAAACAGAGAGCAAAGCATGGAGCGCGGCAGTGAAAGAACATGGTAAAGGTATTCAGAAGATTGGGATAACTAGTTCTGAACGTACGAGAGATGAAATCATGGCGTTGGATTAGGAGGGAGAAGTAGTGGCATTAAATCGCTGGTTAACTAGTGAGGAATATGCAAGGGCAGCAGCTAACGGGGTAAACAGAGAAAGATTGAACAGTCGTGTCTATGATTTTGAATGGGATTTAGAGAAAGCAATAACAGCTCCGATCGGTACAGTTAGGCATGAATACGAAAGGAAACATGCAAAATGGCTCAAAGTAGCATCAGAAAACGGTATAAACATTAGCACTTTTTACAGCAGATTATGGTTAGGGTGGGAGTGTCAAGAAGCAGCAACGAAGCCTGTAAGACAAAAGAGCAAAGCAGAAAAGAAGTGGTTGAATATCGCTAAACAAAATGGAATTAGCTATCAAACTTTTATGTCACGAATTCATACACGGAAATGGGAGTTGGAAAAAGCGGCGACTACACCGCCAATTAATACGGGAAGGCGTTGCTCAGTAAAAGTTAAGGAGGAAGCGTTGTGAATTATTACGAAACTTTCATCACTGATGAGGATTACGAGAAAGCTGCTAAGAACGGCATTAGCAAATCAAATGTATATCAGCGGGTTAATGAGTATGGATGGGAGTTAGAGCGCGCTATAACGGTACCTGTAAGAAAGAAGAAAGGCGGAATTTACGCTGGGATGATAACTTTCGCTGAACAAAACGGAATAAGCAAACCGACTTTTTTCAAAAGAGTTAAAAACGGTATGGATCTATATGAAGCGGCTACAAAACCAGTAGGGTACGCAACGTATTTGGAATTAGCAAGAAAGAACGGAATTAAGGACGTTACATTTTATCAACGGATTACTAGAGGAATGAAACCTTACGAAGCAGCTACAAAGCCAGTGGTGAGTCGTAAGAAAGTACAGCAGATAAGCTAGGAGGCAACATGGAGCAAGAGCAAGACGTTTTAATCAACAAATTAATCGATAATCACATATACAAGCTACCGGATGGGCGCGATCTCTTTGAGGGGAGTTGCGAGGAACTGGCCGGGCTACTAAAAGGAGATGGGGAGAAGGAATGAGACATACACGCAATAGACAACTAATAAAGCTAGGTATTGATGGTGATTTAAACAACATCAGAATAGACGAGAAGAGAAACCCAAATAGTTTCTGGTTTAGTTGGCACAACTTAGACCCTACATTCAAGTGGCACCGAGATTTTCACGGGATGAACATAGTGTCTTTTAACCGTAAAGGTGAATCATTTAAAACTTATGTGATAAAGGGGAGAAAACAATGAAATATACACAGCATGGCACGTTTGAAGTAACTCAAATATTAGCGGAAACAAAGGAGACTGAAGAGAATGGCAACTAAGATCATTGTTTATACGAAGAATAATTGTGGAGATTGCAAACGAGCAAAATTCATGTTGAAACATTGTCCGGTTGATGTGGAAATTGAGGAAATTAATGTTGAGTTAAAAGAAAATGAACACCATATAAAGCAACAAGGATTAATGACATTACCTGCTTTTCTGATGGAAGACGGAAATATCATACACGGATTTCACGAAGGGAAGATCATGAACGCATTAGGACTGTAGGAGGTTTTTATAATGAGACATACTCGAAATAGACAATTAGCAAAAGCTCATAAGGATCCATTATTCATGTGGATGAATGAACCAACTGACAAGATCGAATTACAAAGGCATTGGATGAAGTTAGGGCTTAACCCTATTTTAGACAAAAATTTCAAATGGCATCGTGATTTCGTCTGGGAGATAGAAAAATACTGGGAGAGTTACATTACTGTAGGTACGTACGGAAGGGATGACTTCAAAGAAATTCCAATTAAATAGGAGGGATTGAATGAAGAAAGAAACCAAAATACAGCTGGAAGGTGAGCTCAAAGTAGTAGAGAGTGAGATTCGTAAGATGGAATATCACCTAGTTGGATTGGATAACGAGAAGCGGAAGACGAAGCTTTCCTTGGAAGTGTTGAAGAAGCAAAAAGAGAAATTGAAAAGTTACTTATAAGGAGCGGGATGGAATGAATTTTAAAGATTATCAAACAGCAGTCACAAGAACATTTGCAGTAGGAAGAACATACGAGGAGAATGCTACAAACTACGCTATGGGATTATGTGGAGAAGCTGGGGAAGTTACGGACCATATCAAGAAGGCAGTATATCATGGCCACAATTTAAATGAAGATGAAGTAGAAAAGGAATTAGGCGATGTACTTTGGTACCTAGCAGCATTAGCAGAAACGCACCATCTTGATTTAAATGAGATCGCGGAGAAGAACATTTATAAGTTAAAGAAGCGATTCCCGAACGGATTTAGTGAAGAAGACAGTAAGAAACGGGTGGATATGAAGTAAGACCAAATTTGAATTTTGTTAAGAAATGGGGAATATGAAGATGAATAAAATAACTAGAGAAGAATTTTTAAATTTGATGTATGACATGAAATTAGCAGGAATTATAACATTAGAACAATATGCAATTTACAGCGATAAAGGATTAAGCACTTTAGAGTTTAAAGAACAAAAGTGTGATTGTTAACAAAAGCGTTATTTGAATAGACAGGGGATGTAATGATGGAAAAATCCGAGTTGAAAGAAATTTGTAGGGATACAGTGAAAGGTGTTTACCGTGATGTTGTAGCGTATGACAGTAACGGTTTTTATATGAGGTATATCGGGGAACGCATATCGCCATTAGTAAGAATAATTAAGGAACAACAGAAAGAAATTGAAAGATTGAAAGGTGAAAATTCAACTGAACAAAAGTGTGAAGACTGCTATAGGTGCGATGGAAAAGGTGTTGGTCTGGATTGGGGCGCTATGAATTTTTGGGAATGTGATGTTTGTAACGGAACTGGTGAATTGGACTCTGAAGAAAACTAAACAAAATAGTTATTGTATAGACAAAAGTAAACAGAACCCGTTATAACTAGCGGGTTCTGCGTACAAGGAATACAAGGAATACAAGGAATACAAGGAATACAAGGAATACAAGGAATACAAGGTAACTGGTCCAGAGCAACCAGGGTATTCACTTGGATAATATTACTATATTCGAAGGGGATAAAAAGGTTAATGAAAACTAAACAAAATCCTTATTTAAATAAAAGAAACCCCGATTGTCTGCGGGGCTCCTAAGGGTAATCGTCAAGTAATGACGTACTCGACTAATTAACAATATCATGAATTTTTTGGTAAAAATACTGGTAAATGTGTCCAAATGGATGGGGACATTATTTTAAACAAAAACGCTATTTGTGCGACACGTTTCCTCATAAGTGTGCAAACACGAAATAGGAGGGTTATCAACTTGATAACAACAACTTATTGACTGAAAGTAGGAATGAAAGCCGTCAGGTTGAGCTGAAACTACTTATCTGATACTCCTACATGCAAGGCGTGATAGTAGTCACAAATTGTATGAAGCTAGGTGAAGTCGACTGAACAAAACCTAAGTGAGAAATCATATGGTAATGGATAGGTCGGGGTGCTACAAAATATCTAAGGTGAGAATGTCCTAACGGACTGGCAAACTTGCGAATGTACGGGTCTAAACGTTTAATATATCAGAAATGTATATGTCGTTAATGACGACGTTATCTACCGAAAAGTAAGATTAAATAGTATGAAATTCGGAACATCTAACGATGAGGATGTAAAGATAACAGGCTTAAAGCAAGCACCTAAGGATGTATGTATAGCTAGGTCAATCGGAACGTGGTAAGCAAGAAACTGTCATCAACGTCTACTAACGGACAGATGCATATAAGGTTCTAACGAACCGAAATTGCTTCATTCTTGTGAAGGTGGGGACATAGTACCGAAGAAGCATGTAATAAATGTGGAGGGATAGTCCCTAGTCTTGTTCTTTGAAAACTAAATCAATTAGATGTAACTCACAGGATCGAGTAAGATGATGTGACCTTTCGTAAGAAAGGGGAATTAATACGTTGGTGAGTACAACATTGTTTGTAATCTAGTTGCTTTAGTATAGAAGAATAAGATGGGGCGCTGTATGCGATGAAAGTCGCACGTACAGTGTTAAGCGGGGGAAAAGATGGAGATAACTTCAAAGTCTTACCTATCGCAACTAGTAGAAAAGGAGAACTTGAAATGAAAGAAACTTGGAATGAGCAAGAACGTTTAGAAATTGAAGCGGAGCAAGAAATGATCGCGCAAGTAGAAAGAGAAAACTGGATGGAAGCAAATAATATTAGCTATGAGTATTAATGTTCGGAATTTGATTTGAGTTTGCAGCTGCAGTTTAAGGATAATGTTCGGTTTTTAATAAATATTTCATTTTGTAGAAATCTTTTTTTGAATGAAGTTACTAAAATCAATTGATAATGTTTACCACGAAGAATACAATTGAATAAAGTAACTTTATTCAAAGGAGAGATATATAATGACTGAACAAAACAATCGTGGCGGTAAACGAGAAGGCGCAGGACGTAAAGCAATTGGTGAGACAAGAAAAGTATCGTTAACTTTACCGACTGAGTTATGGAGTGAAATTGAGTTTCTATGTGAATACGATGGAGAGAGTCAATCTAAAGTGATTCGAAAAATGTTAGAAAAGCAGATACCTAATACAAAAATGATACAGGATATAAAAGAATTTCAGAATGCTAACATTGGTGCGAATATTACAAGTGATGAGGATGTCGTAGATTTTTGCGTGAAATTGGTTCATGAGATCTTTATACAGAAGAAACATAAATATGAACCGGATTTAAAATAAAAGAGCAGCTAGCAAAAGCTAACTGCTCTCCAGAAAAGCATTAAGAAGGAAGTTCAGAACTCAAGTGTATTTATAGTATGGACAAGATTTAGGAATTTATTCAAGGAGGAATGGATATGAATTTATATCTCCAAAAGATTAAAGATAAATGTGATGCATCAGTTGAAAAAGCATACACAAGTAATCCTTTAGTTATGTTAAAAACAGATACAATCTATTGGTTACTAGATCAATCAGAAGAAAATGAGAAACGAAAAGGTATTATACAAGCAAATTATCATGAATATAGCGAGCTAGAAAAGAAACGGAGAAAGTTACTTGAGGAAAATGAGTTCCTAAAAGATGATGTCCATGTTAGGAATGAGCGTGTCGATGAACTTGAGAAGGAATTACAAGAACTCAAAAGAGCAGCTAGCAAAAGCTAACTGCTCAGGTTAAGAAATGGGTTGTCTACAGTATTGACGGAATATTGAGTTTTATTCAGGAGAGGAAGAGAAAATGAGTAAAGAACAAATATTAAAAAAAGAAATAATTAAATGGGTGAAAACCATGAATAGTGATGACCCAGAACAATTTAATTCATGTGTAATGGAATTGGAAGATATGTTGTTAGGATATATTGAGAAAAATATGGAGGTAGAGGGAAATGAAATCAGAAATACATCCATTCAGAATGATAGTAAGTAATGAAGATATCGCTGTAGGTAATAAGGTCAAATTCTCGGATGGTGAAGAAGGAACAGTAACTTCGATTAGATCCATAAAATTCATAAGTATGACTAAAGTTGAAGTAATTGGCAGAGCTAAGTTTGAAAACTCAACAAAATAATCCTTTGAATAGAAAGCGAGGTTAGAAGAATGGAAGATAACGTAAAGCTATTGGGTGCAGACGGAATGTGTGGAATGGAGTTTACAGGAAGTAAGGTTAATGTTTATAACGTTGAAGGATATGTAATGGAATGGATGATAACAAGGGAGCATGTTCAGGAAGTTATTGATTTTCTTGAAGAGCGCAAAGGACAAATGGAATAGAAAGCGAGGTTAGGAAAATGGATGATTTGAAAGTGCAGGACCTAAAAAAACGAATGGCAGCAGCGGTAAATGAACCTGATAAGGACAAGCAAAGGGAAATGGTACAGGAAATCATGGATAGCCCGGAAATGGTTAGATTTAAGGAGTTATTCCTAAAGGTATGGGATCAGATTAAAGAATTTGTAATTAAATGTGAAAGAACGATAAGGAAGTATAAGCGTACCGTTTCATTCAAAAGACAACACATTAAACATAAAAGATGGTGTGTTAATTGATTAAAAAGAGAAAAGCTACAACTAAGAAAAAGAACAAACCGCGAATTAAGCAGAAGAAAGTAACTTATGACGGAATTCATTTCGATTCACAGTCAGAAATGAATTATTACAAGTATTTGAAAAGCAGGGATGATGTTAGTCACATAGAGTGTCATCCCGCTTTCACTCTTATACCATCTTTTGAGATTAAGAGCAGCATAACGAAGTCAGGGAAGTCGAAAAAGTCAGCTATGAGGTTTACACCTGATTTTAAAGTAACGTACTCAGATGGGCGTGTAGAAGTGGTTGATGTTAAAGGAAGCAAACGAGCTATCAATGAAGGATTTCCGATAAGAAAGAAATTATGGGAGTACCTAAACAAACAGGAGTTAATCGTTGTGATATGGGACAAGAAGTTAGGTGAATGGACAAGATCATAAAGGGGTGAGTGTCATTAGAAGATACGAAGGTACACGAGAATATATGTTGTTTCGAAAAGAACCAGGATTTGAACATGACCAAAGAGTTTGGTTGTTTGATGTATTTACGTATCAGGAGTTAATGAACCATTTAAATGATGGATGGCAGTTTAGTAGAGGATGTACTGTTAAGAAGGCAACAGCTTAATGGATAACGGAACAATGCGCAATAGTGTGGTGGGGGCTATGTTAATGCGTGATGTTCCCTTATTCAACAATGAGATAGTAAAATTTCACGTACCTTATGTGATGTTAAAAAGACAAATTCGAAATAGGGGGATTCTAGTTTGGGACAAAAACAATTAGTGACTGAAGATGATATTAGAGAAATGGTTATTGAGGAATTGCAGAAGTATCGTGTACTTAAAGTTCGATTTCATAATCAACAAGAAAGAACAGCATTCGGTGCAGAATTATTGTTTCCTGAATTAAAACCAAAGCCGGATGGTCAAGAGGAAAAGTACATCAGATATATTCAAATAAAAAGAGCGTTGGAAGAAGCGCTAGATGAGGACGAAAGAAAAATACTCGAAATGAAATATATGAACACAAAAGTGTTGAATGACGATTACATTTATACGGTTATTGGCATTAAAAGAAGAACATTCTACCGAAAGAAAAAGTCAGCTGTAATTAACTTTGCAGATGCATTAGGGATGATATGAAATGGCACTTTTGGGCTACCATATTGGGTACCTTTCAACAACTAAATAAAAAGTACGATTATCTCATGAAGAAACGCTCTTTGAAAAGAAGATACGCTTCATGGGATAGCGTGCCCATTATAATAACGTTACTCGGTGACGCGGAGGCTAGAGGGGATAAGAGCTTCCCGAAATTATTTATATTTTACTTCTCATTGAGTGTATAAGCGTAACGCCTTTCGTTTGTAGGCTCATAGGTAGTAAAACCACGCCTGTCATGTGGATTCTTGATTTCTATGTTAAAACTGGATCGTTTGCCAAATGGGGATGTTGGTCTGTTCGATTGAATGGACCACGTCTCCTAGCAAGAAGAAATAACTCAATTAAATTAGTAATTACTCACAACAATAACTAATATAAGTCAGGTTGTTCTTCTTAAACGATTAAACGAGCAGAGAGCTTCCGCTCTTTGTTTGAGCCAATACAGCTGAACCTTCCCCTCAGTCTTGTGTATTGGTTCAAACAAGGCGTAGGAAGAAACATATGCGTCTGGATATAATCGCATTGTGTAAACGTAAATGGTGAAAATGACATTAAGTAGCCGACTCCACGGAGTATAAACGAGAAATGGTTTCGACTGTTTCCCTAGCTAAATCAATGATGGTGTAAGGTGCATATTCGCGAAGGTGAGGGTTCGATTCCCTCAAGTTGATTTAGTGAGGGAAGCTGTTGATATCAGCTAAAGATTATAAAGAGCATATTCTTGCTCTTCTCCCAGTCACCGACACAGGGCGTGTAGCCATACTATTGATTCGGTGATTTGGAGAAGGTTGAGAGTGCTCAGCCTTAATCTAAGAGAAACTTTGCCATTTGTTTTCTCTCTTTTCTCCCATCCCCTTTAGAGCTGTCACTTCGGTGATGGCTTTTTTGTTCTTTGTAAACTAGAGATTAGCCAATATATATGTTAGTTCCTAGTTTAGAAAGAATAAGTTTCTTTGTTATGTAGAAATTACACATTAAACCAGTAAAAATTTGAATGAGACAAGAATACATTAATAACTGAGACGTATTCATTCTTTATAATCGTATTGGACGAGCGCCTTATAGGGCTCTTTTTTATTGCACATAAGGAATTCCCAAACATACAATATCGAGTCAATGCCAACCAACTTATTCCTTTTCCGAGAGCTATATATATTCCGCTATAAAGCTCTTTTATGTTGCACCATTAGAACGGGCAAGGCATTGTCGTATACCTTATACTCAGAAGCTTAGGACACTTTATAGTGTTCTTTTTTTATTGAACAAAATGGACATTTGATTAGGAGGATGAATGATGGATTGTACATTTGAACAAATGGAGATTTGCTTTAACTTTGCTATCACTAATAATACGGATTACATAGGTGTGTTAATCGAAATGGAAGGATTCAATGATGCGGAGGTTATTATTAATAGTCGAGCTAATATCGCTGATAAGCTAGAGTATTATAAGAAAACGTATGACGAGAATTTAAACCACAAATTCGCTAAAGGTATTCGTATTACTGGATTTACTTATGGCGATTCATTTGCTAAAATTCAAAGCTATTTATCTACTTTTAATAATTAAACCAATAGCAATTCTCGTAGGCGCTGCCGTGATCTGGGTGGCGTCTTGTTTGTTGTTAAGGGATGATAAGGGGTGAGAGGATGGAACAAAAGTACTTAGGTAAAATCATGAAAGCTGAGTTTGGAACTCATAGAGACAGACCGTTTTTAATGGGATTACAATTAGAATTTCGTTTTGATGGTAATAGTGGTGTTAACTGCGGCGGAAGACATTTAATGAATGTGAGTGACCATTGCAATTGGGATTCCGAAGAACAGAAGAATACAGCTTTCCGAAAGGTCATAAAAGATGTGTATAAGATTCTCGAAGAGGCAAAAGTGCATACTGTATCTGAATTAGTTAACAAACCTATTGAAATTACTATTGAAGACCAGATGTATAAGTCATTTCGTATTTTGACAGAAGTTTTATAACAAAACAAACGAACACAACGAACGAAAATAGAGGAGGAAGTAATGATGAAAGAAAAAGATTTAAACATTTCAGAAGTACGCGGAGCTAAAAAGAATATTTCGGACCTACAATTGTACGGAGATGGTGATACATTCGCTCTACTTTGCAAAGCTAGTTCTCAAGAGCAAGGATGGATGAAGTCCACAAAGGTTTGTAATGTGATTGGTGGTTGTGTAATGCAAGTAACAACACAACAAAAGAATCCTGACGGAAGCTATTCAGTTGCAGAAGCACTAACTTATGTCCCTGGTGTTCATATCGATAAAGAAAGCGAACCGAGACGAATGGTTTCTTGTTTTGATACAACATTCCCTGTTTTCGGGTAAAAATATAGATAGTTAACAAAGTGAAGTTTATGCAGGAAATAACGGTGATTAGGTGCTGAAAACCCGCTAAAATAGGGCGTGCATAAAATCATGCATAAATATATGGAATGATATGTAACGAAAAGTGAGTGGTATCAACGATTTCCCATGATATCAACTTTAAACAACTGAGTATAACAATAATTATGTAAACTAGAAAGAAAGTTATATGTATAACTTATTAATTTCCCTGTATAAATTAGTTTTCCTAACAGATTTTTTAAAATAAGATTCTTTTGAGGTGATTTCATGCTGATCTATACAGTTATGATGTGGGACAATGCTGATACGGATATTATGTTGGCTACCACAGATAGAGAAGAAGCATTAAAAGCATTTGAGTCATGCGTCGCATTCTCTTTGCAAGTGTGGAAAAAAGGTGAAGTGCTGATTGAGATGATTAGTAACGAGGGTGAATACTTTGCTGATGGTGGATTAAAAAGATATCCGGAAAAAGGGCAACAGTTATTTCATGAGATAGTTGAACAATTACGAGGTGCGGAGAAATTAAAAGAAGTTTTAGAAGAAATTAGCAAAGTAAATGAAGTCCATAAAATAGGGATGACTGAAGAAGAAATTGTCGCCGCTGTAATGTGGGCTGATAGATTAGAATAGGTTTTTATTTTATAGAGGAATTACCACAAGGAGGAGTGAGACGAATTACTTCCTATTAATATAGAAGGTGGTGGGTGATGTGAAAACAAATGTTATATGTAGCCAATGCCAACATGAACACAAGATAAAAGAAATCAAGAGCAAGCGTATTACTGAAGATATAGAAGAACATTACTTTGTATGTCCTGAATGTGGTGCAGAGCAGAATTGCTTCTATGCTGATAAGTTAGTAAGGAAGCTAATGCAACATCAAAAGAATCTACGCTTTAGATTACAGAAGGCTATAAGTGTTAAGCGTAAACAAAAAGTATGGGATGAATTGCAAGAGACTAACGAGAAGGTTGCGGCAGAGTTGGATAGAGTGAGGGAAGAAGTAGAAGGCGCCAAGTGATGGTGTCCTTTTTTATTTTTGGGAGGTAGAATGCAAATGAAACGTTTTAATAAATCTATATGTTTAGCGTGTGGTCATCAGGATAGAGTTGATTATCCATCTAAAGAAGAATATCAAGAAGTAACTGTTTGCCCGAAATGTAATGGTGCTTTTGTAGATGCGTTTAAGTTAGCAAAGTACAAACAATTGGATGATACAGATGTTAATGAAGAGCCATTACTAACGATTACATTAACGGATATAGATGCTGTACCGGTTGTACATTATAAAGGCGAACAGATAGAAAGAAACGTACGGGTGACATTTGATTGGGAAACAAGGTCCACTAAGAAGATTGATATGACATACATTCATATTGAGCATGTACCGGTTGACAATAAGCGTTTAAATACCGAGATCATTCAACATAATCATCCTATTGTGGAGTGATATAAATGCCAAGTAAACCAAAGAAACCGTGCGCTCATCCTAGATGTCCAGAGCTTACAACAGAACGATACTGTGACAACCATAAGAAGAATGCTACAAGGTATTACGATAAGGTACAGCGAGATAGTAGATCCACTACATTCTATAACAGTAAGGCGTGGCAAGTAGTAAGACAGCAAGCTTTGTTACGCGATAATAACTTGTGTCAACAATGCTTTAAGGATGGAATGCTGAAGGCTGCTGATATGGTCCATCATATACAGGAAGTAAGAGATGAATGGGACTTACGTTTAGATATAGATAACTTAACGAGCCTTTGTAATGCGTGTCATAACAAGGTGCATGGGAAGAGGGGATGATAACGATGATTAGATGGTTAGTTAAAAAGATTATAAATGAAGAAAAAGAGTTCGAGGATATAGTTTTGAACAATCGATTTAGTGTGTTGGAGTATAGAATACATGTATTACAGAAAGATATAATGCGTTTAAACAAAAACAGAACAGAAGATAGTAACAATATCAATGTTCATCTAGATACTGGAGAACAGATTAAACTTAATGTAACCAATGACAAACTTAATGAACTATATAACGATGTATCAACAGGTAAGTCATGGGTTAAGTTGGGTGATAGAGGCTTAGTTAGACGTGAAGGTATTAGGTTTATTGAAACAATTGAACCATTAGAAGAAACTGTGTATGTAGATGGAATGCAGATGGGGTTTAAAAAGAAATAAAAATTACACATTCACTTTTGTATATAGCCCCCCTTATGAATATTTGAAGGCAGGCGACCCTCCAGACCGCCGCCCCGCTTCACGCGCAGAAAATTCCCTAAATGAAATTTTCAAAAATGGCGGTTCGGGCTCCCTAAACTAAAAATCTGAAAGGAAGATGCTTAATGAGTAACGATCAAATTTTGCTAGGAATGGATTTTGCAAATGGTAATGATGTTACTGTTATCCCACCAGCGTCAGAAGTAATTCATTCAATGCGTAAAGGTGATATAAGTATAAATCAAGCTAGAGAAAAATTAGGTTTAAAAAAATTAGATATCTCAGGAGCAAATAGCATTTTAAAATCAGTTTAATAGAAATGAAAAAATCTGAAAGGAGGTAAGAGGATGGCACGACCAAGGCAACCGATTAACTTGTTAGAATTTAAAGGAAAAAAACATTTAACAAAACAAGAAATTGAGGAACGGAAGTCACAAGAAATTAAAGCTCCTAATAATAAGGTGAAAGCACCGACTTACCTCCCGAGAGATTTGAAACGTGAATTTAAAAAGATTTCTGACGAATTAATCGAAATTGGTATCATGTCTAACCTTGATATCGATGCATTAGCTCGTTTTCTTTTGGCTAGAAAAATGTATTTACAAATAACCAATATTCTCCTTGAGACAGATCCTGTACTTGAAATAACAGATATAAAAAAGGACGATGACGGAAAAGTCATAAAAACAGATACCTACACAATCACAAATGAAGTGTATACAGAACAACTTATTAATCAAGACAAGCTATTTAAGCAATGTAGGCAAGCGGCAAGTGATTTAGGGCTAACAATCACCTCGAGATGTAAGCTAGTAGTACCTACAAAACAAGAAGATCAGCCAAAAACAACGGCTGAAAAGAAATTCGGTTCTAAATTATGACGGAACTTACGGCTGAAGAGTTATTCAATCAAGTTTATAACTACTCTTTAGACATCATTGAAGGAGAAATAGTAGCTTGCCAAAAGCACATTGCAGCTTGTAATAGGTTTATAAATGACTTATCAAAAATTAACCAGGAAGATTATCCTTTTTATTTTGATATATCGGAGTTAGAAGACTTTTACGTTTGGGCGAAAATGTTTAAGCATACAAAAGGAACATTAACAGGAAAACCCATCGAGCTAACTGATTTCCAGCTATTTGTATGTGGGAATATCTTTTGTTGGAAGTTGAAAGAAGACGATTCGAGACGTTTTCGAAAAGCATATATCCAATTAGCGCGTAAAAATGCAAAATCACAGTTGTTGGCTATCATAGCGACATATTCAACATTCTTATCTGGGGAAGTTGAAGAATGCTATATTGCTGGCTGGGGACGTGATCAATCAGATAAAGTATACTCCGAAATTAATTTGCAATTATCGCCAGTTGAATTGTTTAAAGGGAAATACTCTGATGCATACGGAAAAATAAAGCATTCAAAAACGGGTTCCATTATTCAACCTTTATCAAAAGAAGCGCGTAAAACTGGTGATGGAAGTAACCCTAGTTTAGGGATTTTAGACGAGTATCATTGTCATGAAACATCAGAAATATATGATGTTTTGGATTCGGGTATGATTTCTCGTAAAAGTCCACTACTGGTAATTATCACAACAGCAGGGTTTAACAAATCATTCCCATGTTTCTCTGAGTATCAATATGTATCTAGAATTCTCGATCAGGAACATCAAACGCAAAACGAAAGTTATTTTGTTATGATTTGTGAACTTGATAAGGATGATGATATTAAAGATGAACGGAATTGGATAAAAGCTAATCCTATTGTTTGTACTTATAAAGAAGGTATAAAAAGTATTCGTGAAAAGCTTGAAGAGGCCCTTGAAGATCCGACGAAAATGCGAAGCTTTCTTACTAAGAATATGAATATATGGGTCGATATGAAAGATAACGGATATATGGATATGGCTAAATGGAATAAATGCGGAGATGATTCTCTTCATTTAAAGGATTTTGAAGGCCATGAGGCTATATTAGGTATCGATTTATCAGCAAAAATAGACTTAACATCACTTGGAATCATCATAAAAACCGATAAATATAACATTTTTAGTCATAGTTTTATGCCAGAAGATTCAATGAGAGAAAAAGTGAAGAAAGACAAAACACGTTATGACTTATGGCACGAGCAAGGATACATTACCACAACTCCAGGCAGTGTTGTGGATTACAATTTCATAAAAACATATATAAAGAATTTAGAAGAAGAATATGGAATCATTGTTAAAGAGATATGCTATGACCCTTGGAATGCAAGCCAATTTGCACAGGACCTCGAATCTGAAGGATATATGATGATAGAAATTAGGCAAGGAATAGGCACATTAGGTGAGCCAACTAAAAATTTCAGAGAAGAAGTGTATTCTAAAAACATTGTTCATGATAAAAATCCTGTTTTAGATTGGGCGACTGGTAATGCAATAACAAAAGAAGATCACAATGGAAACATTATGTTAGACAAGGCGAAATCGATTGAAAGAATTGATCCAATAGCATCAATGATAAATGCTCATGTACGAGCTATGTTATTGATAACATCAGGACCAGTTATTGAAGTATGGAATTTTAATGATTAGGAGGTGAAAAGATGAATTTTATGAATAGAATACGGAATGTTTTTCGTGGAAGAAAGATTACTGACGAAGGATTTGTAAAATGGAACCAACTTAATAGCAAACACAGTTGGCAAAACCATGACGTTCTCGCAAATAACGAGACTATTTTTGCTGCTGTTTCTCGGCTATCAAATTCATTAGCTACATTGCCATTAAAGTTATATAAAGACTTTTATCCTGTTACAAAAAACAGAATGGCTGATTTGATGAATACGTCCCCTAACCCTAATATGACAAGCTTTGATTTCATTAGGACAATGGAAGTGTTTCGAGATATTGAAGGTAATGCGTATGCTTTAAAACGCTATAATTACCGATTCCAAGTTGAAGCTTTGGATATCTTAGATCCTACAAGGGTAAATCCAGTTTTAGAAGAGAAATCAAAGGAACTTTATTACGAAATACAAGGTGATGATGGTCAGAGGTACTATGTTCATAACATGGATATGATTCATGTAAAACATATCCATACCTCAGGGTACAAAGGCATTAAACCAATTCATGTTCTAAGAGATTCCATTGACTACGATGCTCAAGTAAAAGAATTCAGTTTAGCGCAAATGGAAAACGGAATTAAAGCATCATTTGTATTGAAAATAGCGACTAACATGAATGATACGAAGAAAAAGTCAATGCTAGAATCATTTAAAAACTTCTATTCTACAAATGGAAGTGGCGTAATTATAGTAGATAATGGTTCGGATTTGAAAGAAATCAGTCGTGATTTCATTGATACAAAGGTATTTGAAGTGGAACGTATAACAAGATCGCGTGTAGCCACTGTGTATAACATACCTCCTCACATGCTTGGTGATTTTAGTAATGCCAACTTCTCAAGTATGGAGCAACAATCATTAGAATTCGTTCAAAATACATTGATTCCAATTGTAAGAATGTATGAACAAGAGTTTAATAAAAAGCTTTTATCTAGGGAAGAGCGTTCACAAGGACTTACTTTTAAGTTCAATGTGAACGCTCTTTTGCGTGGAGATATACAAACCAGAGGTGAATTTTACTCAAAAGGTATCCGTTCTGGTTGGTTTATGCCTAATGAAGTAAGGGCCTATGAGGAATTGCCACCAATAAAAGGTGGGGACACCTTACTTATTAGTGGTGATTTATATCCAATCGATACACCTATTTCTGAAAGGAATAGTAAAAAAGTACCTGACTCGAAGGGAGGTGAAGGAAATTAAGAAGTACTGGGAATTCAAAAACCAAACAGATGATACAGCAGATCTTTATTTATATGTAGAAATCGCTTCATGGGGTGGAGGTTATTATGCTCACTCGGCAAAAAGCTTCAAACAAGAATTAGACAACATTGGTGATATCAACACGCTTAATGTCTATATTAACTCTCCTGGTGGCGATGTATTTGAAGGGGTTGCGATTTACAACATGTTGAAACGTCATAAAGCACATGTAAATGTCCATGTTGATGGGTTAGCAGCTTCGATTGCGAGTGTGATTGCAATGGCAGCAGACACAATTCATATGCCGTCGAACGCTATGATGATGATTCATAATGCATGGCTGTATACAGCAGGTAATTCTAATGACTTGCGTGAAGCAGCAGACATGCTAGATAAAGTTAACACTTCCATAAGACAGTCATACATGCAAAAAGCTGGTGACGGTATCTCAGAAGAAGATTTAACAAAGTTAATGGATGATGAGACATGGTTAACAGCGCAAGAATGTTTGGATTATGGCTTATGTAATGTTGTTGAATCAGCAACAGAAATAGCAGCAAGTGTAAATAAAGATATGTTTAATAGATATAAAAATACACCAAAAGACTTGTTGAATCAGACAAGTAGTTCAAATAAAGCTGATGATGTTAAGGATCAAGAATATAGAAAGCAGCTTATTGCTGAATCAAAAGCAAGTAGTGAAAAACTGAAGTTAATCCTAGGAGGAATTTAGATGAATTTATACGAACTGAAAGCAAGCTTAAAAACTGTAGGAGATCAATTAGTACAAGTAGAAAACGATATTGTTGCTAAAGCGGCCGATCCTAATGTACCAATTGCAGAAGTGCAACACTTAAAAACTATGAAAAACGAATTAAATGAACGTTTTGAAGTTCTTAAAGCACAGCACGATGAAAAAGAATCAGCACAACGTGCAGCTTTACAAGCTAAACAAGAGCAAGGTGTTCCAGGATTAAAAAGCGAAGACCCAAAAGCACGTAAAGCAGCAGCAAAAGCAGAATTAATTCGTGCTACGATTCGCAATCGCCCAATGACAGAAGAAGCAAAAATGGCTTTAGGTGACCGTAATAACTCAGGTGGAGAAAAGTTCTTACCATCTACATTAACAAATGAATTATTACATGAGCCATTTGTAAAAAATCCATTACGTGATGTGGCTACATTCACAAATATCACGAACTTAGAAGTACCTAAAATCGACTTCACATTAGATGATGATAATTTCGTTTCAGATGAAGCAACAGCAAAAGAAATTAAAACAGAAGGCGATGTTGTAACATTTGGACGTAATAAATTCAAAGTAAAAGCTAAAGTATCAGAAACTGTGTTAAACGGTACTGATACAAACTTAGTACAAACTGTTGATGCAGCACTTGAATCAGGTTTAGCAGCAAAAGAGAAAAAAGTAGCTTTTGCTAAAACTCCTAAAGCCGGAGAGGAATCAATGTCATTCTATAAAGTTGGCATTAAAGAAGTTAGTGCAGAAAATAAATATAAAGCTATTAAAAAAGCACTTGCTGATCTTCACGAAGACTATCGTGCGAATGCAAAAATCTGCATGGCATACCAAGATTACTCTGACATTATTGAAATCTTAGCGAACGGAAGTGCAACACTTTATAACGCTCAACCAGAGCAAGTATTGGGACGACCAGTTATCTTCTGTGATAATGCAACTGATCCAGTAGTTGGTGATTTCCGTTACTCACATTTTAACTATGATTTAAACATGATTTATGATCGAGATAAAGATGTAGATAGCGGTATGGAATTATTTGTTTTAACAGCTTGGTTGGACCATAAAATTAAACTGAAATCAGCATTCCGTGTTGCAAAGGTAGTTGCGCAGCCCTAAGGATCCCCAAACACCAACAGGATTAAAAGTTGATGCTACCACAGTAACAACGGCCAACATTAGTTGGTCTCCTGTTGTGTATGATGGGGGCATAAAAGAGTACCAGGTATTCCGCAATGGAAAACAGGTAGGTACTTCACCAACGGCGACTTATAAGGATACTGGATTAACTGGAGATACAACGTATTCTTACCAAGTTAAAGCTGTAGGAAATAATGGATTGATTTCTCCATTAAGCGCTGAATTATCAGTGAAAACAGCAACATCAGGCTCATAGGTGGTGATTGCATGAGTGAAATGCTTGAACAAGTAAAAGGATATTTGCGAATCGATGGGAGTGAGGATGATATGAACCTCACTCTTTTACTTGATTCAGCAAAAGAATACTTTCTAAATGCTGGTATTCCTGAAAAGGAAGAGTCGGCTTTATATAGATTATCAGTAATGATATATGTAGCGCTCCAATATGATCCTGACTCTTACAAGAAGTTGGAGCGCTCCTTACAGAGCAACATTATTCAAATGAAGTATGAAGGTGAAGCGTCATGACGTTAGCTAAAATGAATAAGTGGCTCTCCTTCCAAATGAAGGACCCTGATGCAAAAAACCCAGATGGTGATCCAATTGATGGTTATAAGGAATCATTCACCACTTGGGGGTCATTCATTTTCTTAAAAGGAAGAGAATACTTTCAAGCAGCAGCAACTAATAGCGCTGTACAAGGAAAAAGTGAAATTCGATACAGAGAAGATGTTACTGCAGATATGCAGATTAAATACAAAGAACAAATGTATGAAATCATATCAGTCATTCCAACTGAAAAACATACTCTACTAATCATGTGGAAGCGTGGTGGTATGAATGGGTAATAACGTAGATTTCATGGGTTTTGATCAACTTGTTTCAGAACTTAATGCTTTGGGATTAAGAGGAGATAAGATTGAAGACAAAGCTCTTGCAGCTGGTGGTGAACCAATTCGGAAGGCTATTTCTGGACTAGCACCAAGAAGTAATAGTCCAAAACCAGCTTCTAAAAGTGAGCCTTGGCGTACAGGGCAACACGCGGCAGACAATATACGTGTCACTAAGGCGAAAATGGAAAACGGCTTAAAAACCGTTAAGGTAGGTATTGATAAAGCCGATAGGTCTCCTTATTTTTATATGAAATTTAAAGAATGGGGTACATCTAAAATGCCAGCCGAACCATTTATTGAACCAGGATTTAGTTCTTCAAAATCAGAAGCCATCCGTGCTATGACGGATATCCTGAGAGATGAAATGAGGTTGAGATTTTGAAGAATCTACGCCCGGTTATTTTACAAGCTCTTGAATCTAATCAAGAGCTTGTCTCTATTTTAGGTGGAAAACGAGTTTACTATCAAAAAGCGAAAAACGCTGAAGAGTTTCCTAGAATTACATTTTTTGAATTGAATAATGTTCCGGATTCATTTGCTGACGATGAAGAAATAGCAAGTGAAATCACGTTTCAAATAGATATTTGGTCAAAGAACAGCACAACAGCAATTCATACAAAAGTGAATGAAATCATGAAAACCATTGGTTTTTCTCGATATGCTGTTGCTGATCTATACGAAGATGATACAAAGATTTTTCATTATGCAATGAGATTTCGAAAATTAGAGGAGGAATTGTAATATGGCAGGAACTTTAATTGGTTTAAAGGATTTAACTTATGCGAAATTAAAAAATGATGATGAAACAGGCGTTACTTATGATGCAGTAAAGAAGATTATTGGTGCAATTAATGCTGCAATCAAACCTAAGAGTTCATCAGAGACTTTGTATGCAGATGATGGAGCAGCGGATACTGTATCAGCTCTTGGTGAAACAGAAGTAGAATTTGAAGTTAAAGATATTCCGCTAGCTGTACAGGCTGATTTACTAGGGCATACAGTTAAAAACGGAGTTCTGATTAAAAATGCTTCGGATATTGCTCCTTATGTAGCAATTGGATTCAAGGCATTAAAATCAAACGGAAAATATCGTTTTATGTGGTTGTTAAAAGGTCGATTTGAACTGTTAGAGGAAAACTACGAAACAAAAGGAGATAAGGTTAATTTCCAAACTCCTAAAATTAAAGGATCCTTCATTAAAGTAGAAGCAACGGGAGACTGGCAATATACAGGTGATGAAGATGAGACAGATTTCAAACCTGAAACGGGTACTAATTGGTTTAAAGCTGTTTATAACCCCAACGCAACTACAGGTGGTACATCAGGAACTAAATAAAAAAGAGGGGAATTCCCCTCTTTTTTTATTTTTTTATCAATGGAAGGAGCAATAACTAATGAAAAAAATGAAAATTACATTATTTATAGATGGAAAAGAAAAAACGTTTTACTCACCTAGCTTCATTTCAGGTCGAATCGGACGTGAAGGTGCTGATTTAGAAGAAAAATACCTAAGAAGCCAACAAATAGACTTTGAAGAAACACAAACAGAAGTGTTAGATATCTTAATTGATTTTGTTTGTAGAGGGTTCGGAAATCAATTTACTACAGATGAATTTTTAGACGGAATTGATACGAGATTTATGTATAAAACAATTGCAGCATTCTTCAAATACATCACAACTGGTGTAGTCGAGGCTATAGGGGCAAACGAAAGTGAAGAAGATATTGACCCAAACGAATAAGCGGAGAGATTACAACTTTAAAAGACTTCTTTGAAGATATGTATCTCTCCTTAATGGAGCAGGGCTATAAATTAAATGAAATAGATGAAATGGACATCATATATTATTTGCGCCTGGTAAGAAAGAAAGCGAATAAACAAACAGAAAAACAATTCGCATACATCGACCAGATATTTTAAGGAGGTGAGGTGTTGGCGAATGAAATAAATAATTTAGTCGTAAGGCTTTCCTTAGATAATGTTGATTTTCGGCAAGGTATCTCTACTTCTGGTCGTGCAGTAAAGACATTACAAAACGAATTGAAATCAGTAAGTACGGGTATGGGTGGATTTGCAAATGCAAGCGATCAGACTAGAGCGAAGGTCGATGTATTAAATCGTGTTATTGAAGCTCAAAAAGAAAAAGTTAAAAGTTTAAGAACGGCTTATGACCAAAATAAAGCTAAACTTGGCGAAAATGATGCAGCTACTCAGAGATATGCAGCGCAGGTAAACCGAGCTGTAGCTGATTTAAATAGATTTGAAAATGAATTGAAACAAGTAAACAGACAGGCTGATCAAAAAGGTATTGATAAGCTTTCCAATACGATGAAGGCTTTACAAGCTGAGCTTCAATCGGTAAGTACGGGTATGGGCGGATTTGCAAATAGATCCGAACAAGCACATGCAAAAGTTGATGTTTTAAATAGAATGGTCGAGACACAAAGACAGAAAGTGCAGCAGTTAAGTGATGCTTATAACCGTTCGCAACAAGCTGAAGGGGCAACTAGTCAATCTACACAGCGATACGCAGAGCAATTGCATCGGGCAACCACTGAATTAAATAGATTTGAAACAGAACTGCAACAAGCTAATAGGCATCTTGACGAACAAAGTAATAGAATGATGAATACCGGCAGACGTATGGAAACAATGGGAAATAATTTGCAAAATGCAGGTATGCAAATCGGGTTAGTATTCGGCGGTATGGCGTATGCTATGGGGCGCGGATTAAAATCAGCAGTTGAAGAATCTATTAACTTTGAACAACAGATGGCCAATGTAAAAGCTGTATCAGGTGCAACGGGAACCGAAATGGAAACACTTTCGAAGTTAGCGGTTAAATATGGGGAGGATACAAAATATTCTTCTGTTGAAGCAGGAAAAGGTATTGAAGAATTAATCAAAGCTGGTGTCTCGCTTACTGACATTATAAATGGCGGACTTGAGGGCGCACTTAACTTAGCTTCTGCAGGCGAATTAGAACTTGCTGATGCTGCTGAAATAGCTTCAACAGCTTTAAATGCATTCAAGGCTGACAATTTATCGGTTTCTCAAGCAGCTGATTTGTTAGCTGGTGCCGCAAACGCTTCTGCAACTAGTGTGGGAGAAATGAAGTTCGGTTTATCAATGGTTTCAGCAGTTGCAGCTGGTGTAGGACTTAGTTTCAAAGATACTACAACAGCATTAGCTTTATTTGCACAGAATGGGTTAAAGGGTTCGGATGCAGGTACTTCATTGAAAACGATGTTAGCAAACTTAATCCCGAAATCAAACGAAGCATACGATATGTTTAAAGAACTCGGTTTAGTATCGATTGATACCGGAAAAGCAATGCAGTTTCTTGGAGAAAAAGGTATTAAGCCAGCTTCTACTTCATTTAAAGATGTAACAGGTGCTTTGGAAAAATACGCAGCAAAGCAGGCTGGAGTAAAGGTTGGTTCAGAAAAGGCAGACAAAGCATTCCAAAAGTTAACGTTTAGCACAGGGATTATGCATAATGCATTCTTTGATGCAAATGGGAATTTAAAAGAAATGTCTGATATTGCAGAAGTTGTTCAAATGGCAATGTCAGGATTGACAGCTGAACAAAGACAATCGTATATGTATACACTTTTCGGATCAGATGCAATTCGTGCAGCTAACATCCTGTATAAAGAAGGCGCCGATGGCGTTAAAAATATGTATACTGAAATGTCAAAAGTTACGGCGTTAGAAACTGCTCAAACTAAGATGAATACCATGAAAGGGCGCATCGAAGAATTGAGCGGGTCGTTTGATACTATGAAAAAGACGATTGGTGATGCGTTAATGCCAGTTGTCGGCGTTTTGGTAAGTGGTCTTCAATATCTTGTTGATGGTTTTAACAATCTTTCTCCTGGTGTGCAAAAGTTCATTTCAATAAGTGCTGGAGTGATATTCGGACTTACAGCTATAGCCGCAGTCGGAGCAACCATATTAGCAGGAATAGGTGGCGTGATAGCGGGTGTTGGAATATTAACAACTTCTATTGCAAGTGCTGGTGGAGTTGTAGCGATATTAGGAACGGCGTTCACCGCATTAACTGGACCTGTTGGTTTAACGGTATTAGGTATAGCCGGAGCAACAGCAGCTATTGGATATTTTATTAATGAATCACAAAAGGCAAGCGAAGAGACTTCTAAATTCGGTGGAAGAGTAAGCGAAGGTACAAGACAAGCTGCAGGCGCCTATATAGATTTAAAAGATAAAGCGATTAATAATATGATCGATTTGAAACTAAAAACAGGCGAAGAAGCAAATAAAGCGGCTGACGAAACAATCAAAGCTTTCCAACGAATGACAAATGAGGTCATTAAGGAATTAGAAGGCAAAAAAAGTGAATTCAATAAAATGTTTAGTCAGTTAATGGGAAGTGTACCAGAAAGTGCTCAAAAAACATTAGAACAAGTAAAAAATAATGTGATTGAATCCATTAATAAAGAAATAGAAGTAGCTACACAGGCTGAAAATATTTTAGAAGAAGGCATAAAAAGGTATCAAGGAGATACCATGAAAATGCCAAAAGACTTCGCTCAAAAGTTTGACCAAGCCTTACAAGTGGCAGATAAAAATGTTCAGCAGTTTTATACAAAAGCTAAAGAGATAAATTCTATTTCAAAAGAAATTGAATCTGGTGGAATGCTGTCTGTAGATGCAGGTAAAAAACGATTCGAGAGCATTATAAAAGTTTATGAAGACGGTGTTAAATCATTAGAGAAACAAACTAAAGGCTGGCGTGAAAATGTAGATAAAGCATTTAAAATGGGCGAAATAAAGCCAGAAGAACGTAAAGCTACATTGGATGCAATCGCCCTTTATGAATCAAAGCATGTATCTGATCTACAAACTATACGTGGCGATGCATTTAAAAAGTTAGAAGAACATTTAAAAGCTGAAGATGCATCTATTGTTTTTGCAAATGCGAATAAAATAGAAGCAGAAAGTAAAGGATGGACCGAAAAAACAAAAGCATTTCTTTTTGGGAAAGAAACTTATGAAGAAGTTTCAAATCGTTTTAATTCCGACCAAGAACGTGCTGAAAAAGAACACAAGGACAAACTATTAGCATTTGAATTGCAATATGGTAATTCAAAGATTGAAAGTATAGGAATGTATGTTGGAGAGTTACAGAAAGGGACAGAATCATCTCGTCTTTTGGCTGAGTCGATGGCAAGAGACATTGATGGGCAAATGAAAATCGATTTAGGTCCAGCAGGACAATTCACTATAGATACATTCCTACAAAAACTTCAAAAAGGTGAATTAGATTCAAATGCTGTTGCAACTGCCAATGCAAATAAATTAAAAGATGTTTATAAAGTAGACCTTTCTCAAAGCGGTATTGAATCCATGCAAAAATGGATTGATGGTATTAAAACAAAAGATACCAGTCAAGTAAGAGAGTTTTTGAATAAGAATATGCAAGGTGACACTACTATCGATCTTGGAATCTACGGAAAAATGACTATGGATTCTTGGATAACAGGTCTTCAAAATGGAACTTTATCTTTCGATACAGTATTTCAATTCTTCCAACAAAACGTTAAAAACGGGATGAATGTTGATGCTACACAAGAAGGGCAAAACAATATTCAGACAATGATTAACGGAATGCAAATTGGTGCACTATCTTTACCTCAGGTCGCGCAGACTATGGGGCTTGATATCAAAAGCAATGTTCAGGTAGATCTTGGAGAAGCAGGACAATTCAATGTACAGACACTTGTTCAAGGAATGCAAAATGGTTCAATAAACGCCGAACTAGCAGCTAAAGCTGTCGCTTTATTAATTCAAAATGGCGCGAAAGTAGATTTAACACAAGTTGGATTTGACACAAGTCAAACACAAGCCAATGGAATTACAGGTAATAAAGCACCAGAACAAGCGGCAACAGGTAAGAAACAAGCCGTTGAAGGGATAATAGGGAGCACAACTGATGGTGGTGGCGGTAGTAAAAGTGGTAGCGAATTAGGACAAGGGATTATAAGTCAAGATGGCTATATAAGAGGGAGTGCTTTACAAGTTATCGCTAGTGCTCACAGCTCTTTTAATACAATTGACGGTAATCCGGCTGGTAATCAAGGTGGACAAGGTGTTGCGAGTGGTATTGTTAATCAAAATGGTGTCATTAGAGGTAGTGCACTTGAAGCAGTATCTTCGGCTCATGGTGGATTTAATACTATCAATGGTAACCCATCTGGTCAAAAAGGCGGTAGTGAATTTGCACAAGGACTTGAAAATACAAAAGGACAAGCTAGCGCAAGTGGTAAAAACGTAGCTGAGTCCGGAAAGTCTGGTTTAGGAAGTGTAAGCGCGAACAGTGTAGGTGGAAGCTTTGCAGAAGGATTTGCTTCAGGGATGGATAGCAAAGGTTCGTATATTTCTAGAGTAGCATCTGGTTTAGCACAAGGGGCCTTTGAGGCGATGAAAGCTACACTAAATATTAACTCCCCATCTAGATTAGTAAGAGATGGAGCAGGGAAACCGTTCGGTGAAGGTTTTGAAGTTGGTATTTCTCAAAGTGCTAGAAATGTAGAGAAAGCGAGTGAAAATCTAGCCTTTTCAGCTTATGACTCGTTACGTAGTGGATTTAATAAAGGTTCATTCTCGAACATAATGAATCCGTTCACTGATAGCATCCCAGATGGCATTAATTTAAATAGGAATGTTAAATACGTATTAGGTCAGTCGTATGAAGAGCCTACAAATGTACCAAGTTTTGCACAAGTATCACGTTCACCACAACAGCCAAATGTACCTAGTCAGAATGAGTTAGCACAAAGAAAACCGCTTCAAATTGTAATCAACGACAGGTCTTTAGCAGAGGTTTTAATATCACCACTTGATTTGTTACAAGGGAATCAATACAGCACTAGTCTATTTGTACAGGGGGTAAAGGTGTGAGTGAACAAACATTAACCATTACAAAATCAGATGGACAAAAAAATATTATATCGACAAATAAAGATATGAGAGTACTAACATTCTTACCTTCATCACCTTTATTCAATGCACAATATGATAAGTTACCTGGTCGCCATGGTGAATTAGATTTACCTGGTGGAAGCTTTGGTTCTCAAGAGAGTATAAAGTCGCGAATATTCTTTCGTTCGAGAGATATTTACGACTTTTATTTATTTAGAGATGAAATATTTCGCTTGTTTGCTTCACAAGAAGCCTTCTATATAACTACTAATAGAGAGCCAGGAAAACGATGGAAAGTAAGGGTTGCAGCGAAATATGAAATTGAACCAAAAGGTAATGGTTCTTATGGAGTATTTGATATTGTATTCAAATCAGCATCTCCGTTTTGTGAATCGATTGGCACAACACTAAGTCCCTTTACTTTTGACTCGGATTTATGGCAAATAGGTCAAGGGTTAATTGCAGAGGATACAAAGTATACGCATAATACTACGTCATTCCGTATCTATAACGGCGGTGCTGTTGATATTGACCCGAGATCAATGCCTTTGAAGATAAAATACACAGGTATGTCTAATAATCTATCAATAAAAAACGTTACTACAGGTGACCTTTGGAATTACGCAGGTATCACAACAACAGAGCACGATATTATTACTCTAGATGGTGTCAAATCATATCGAAATGCGGTAGGAAGTATTTTTAGAAATACGAATTGGGGATTAATCACATTAAAATCAGGCTGGAACGACTTTGTGTTAACTGGTGCAACAGGCACTTTTAAAATTGAATTTGATTTTAGGTTTTATTATTTCTCATAAGGATTGATGATTATGCTCGTAGTTACTGGGATTAATGGACAAAAAGAATTATTAACAGATTATAAAGATGTTAGAAGGAAGAGGAGGGTGAATGGAGAACACTCTCTTTCTTTTTTTCAATATAATACTCCAAATGTTTCTCACGCTTATAATTTGCTAGATAAGCGAGCAAAGATTGAAGATAAATATGGTGACGAATACATCATATTAGGAATTAGTAAAACAGGGCACAATGGAAAATCAATTTCGTGCCTTCACATATTCTTTGATGATTTTATGAAATATCAATATGGCAAACTTGATGGATATACAAACTTTAAACAATGTATGGATTTTATTTTTAAAGATTCTGGTTGGAAATATATAAATCAAGGTGCATTTGAAGCGACACGTTTCGAAAACTTCGGGAGGGATTCAAGGCTCTCTTTATTACAAACAGCTTTAAATCGTTATAAGGCTGAATTTTCGATTGATAATAAAAATAAAACTATTACGTTCAAAAATCAGATTGGTAAAGAAACAGATGCGCAATTCCGATACGGGCACAATTTAAAAACATTTGGAGAAGAGACTAATATGAATAACTTTGCCACCTATATCCGTGGTTATGGGAGTAAAGAAATACCGTCAAATAAACCAGATGAACAGCCGACAAAAGAAGAATTCATGGTGGAATATACTTCGCCACTAGCTAAAGTGTATGGAATTATAGATCAAAAGCCTGTGGAGGATGAGCGCTATAACTCAAAAGAAACAATGTTACAGCGATTAAAAGAGGAAATAAACGATACCCCGGAGACTAAATTCAATGTAACAATTGCAAACCTTATTGAAAACGGTCTACCTTTACATGAATTTAATTATGGTGACTATGTATATATGTTTTATGAAGATGCGGGTATCTCTATAAAAATAAGGATAGTAGATATGGTAGATGATCCGACAGATAAAACATTTAGTCCCGTTGTTGAGTTATCTTCTTTTAAAGAGTTGAAAACGATGAGTCATATTATGGCGCAGTTTCAACAAACGCAAAGGCAAGTGCAACAACTTATGGACGATGGTGGTAATTTAACCCTTTCATTAAAACGTTTATATAGAAATTCAAATCACTTTTCTGATCATACTGGAGATTGGTATATCTCTCCTGATGATCCAAATGCATACGTCCATATTGGTGCAGGAGGCCTTGATTGTCATCGAGGTCTGATTCGTGTTGAGCGAGAGGACGGTTACGCCATTATAATTGGCGGTGTCCTTCAGCATGGGTTTGATATCAATGGTCACGAACCACCATATACAGAGGTAGACAGAGCTAGTTGGTGGTGGGTAATGGATAAAGCAGACAGGCTTTATAATTGCCAATACTACACATTTGAACACAAGTCACGCTATTTAAACGTGCTAATCGGACAATTAGCAGAAGAAGGAACAGCTTGTGAAGTTGCAATTTTGGATGGTGATGGGAATACGGTATTAGCTAGAAATGTATCGAATAACACTAATCAAAATGATCCAATCGCAGTTTACGGACATCGTTTTGAAATAGATTTAGGAGTTCCAACAGGCGAGGAACGAAGCGTGTATATTCGCATGCGTCCTACTGTCGAAGGAAAGAGAGCCTATTGTCGTAAAATCCGCATGTGGCTAGATCGATAGATTAAAAGTATTAAAAAACGAATTTTATATAAATTAGGAGGAATTATTCATGAAATCAGTTCAAATTTACTTAGGAAAACCTCAAACAAATAAATTAGTAGTATGTGATGTACAACAAAATCAACAAGTTACTGTAAAACAATTAATTTTGAATAACGCATTAGAAACTGAGCAAACGGTAACGTTGACACTTAACACTATTGACATCATGACTGTAAAAGTGAAACCTGGATACAATGTACTTGATACATTTATCGTACTAAATTCAGGAGATAAACTGTTAATTCAACAAGAAACAGAAAACGCAGTAAACGTAATGATTAACGGAACTGCAGAATCTACTACTCAATATTAAAAGGGAGCCTTTTGGGCTCTCTTTCTTTTTAGTAAAAACATGCCGAACAACAATGTTAATGAAAAGATAGGTGATGTAAATGCCAATGAATTTAGATCGATGGGGCAATGATTTATATGACAGGAAATTACGGAACGGAACGAATAACAACTGGGATAAAATTGAAGGTTCCTACAGCAATATCGAAAAAACGAGTAATAAAGCGACATTGGATGCCACGGCAGCAATAACAAAAGCAAGTTCAGCTAATGAATTATCAAAAAATATTCAAGAGCAATTAAATAAAGCGGTAATTCAAGGAGATTCCTCAGTTGAAGCAGCGCAAGCGCGTGTAGCTTTAAACGGAACAACATTTAACGTCCTGAATGATAGATTGAATTACATGGAAGCGAGCAACCCTGAGACTGGAATCATCGCTTTTACACACGATGATGGATTTTTTGAAGATCGCTTAACGTATAGCGTTTTTAAGGAATACGGTCTCCCATGTACTTTTGCACTCATTAAAGATAAGGTATTTAGTTATAACTACATCGATAACTATCGTCAATACCAACAAGATGGATTTACTATTATGTCACACAGTTGCACTCATCAAGATATGAGTACTGAAGCAATGTCATTGCAAGAAGCAGGATATGAAATTGCTAATAGCGCTAATTGTTTTGGTAAATTTGGATTAAGCGTAAATGGATGGGTAACCCCAAATAGTACACTAAATGATAAGTATTTAGATTTAATTAAATCGAACTACGATTATGCGGTTACAAGATTCAACGGAACTTTGGATAGCGACGCTATTGGTCATATAAAAAAGTCTCATGATCCGTATAAAATGTATCGCTACAGCTTAACTTACAATAGCCTGGATAGAATCAAGAAGGCTATTGACAATTGTATTAAAGAACGTGGGCTACTATTGTTTTACGATCACCGTACCGGAGCTGGTTCTGGTCATGTGGAAGAAGCAAAATTAAGAGAGATATTAGCCTATGCAAAATCTAAAGTAGAAAGCAAACAATGTCGTGTGCTCAATATGAATGACGCTATTAGTTCGTTTTTCGGAAAACAATTAATTGATAAGACAAAAGGAAGTGCAACAATTAACGTTTCACCAAGTTTATTTGATAATACAGTGTCAGGATTAACGGAAAAAAAGTGGTTTTTCTCAAAACATGGTAATGATTTAGGTGAGGCTTACAAAACAGTATCGTTGAACAGCGAAAATATCGGTATGGTTGAGTATTACGGAATGATTCCAAAAGGGAAAGGTAATAGCTTACAAACGAAATTACCATTAAATAATTTAAATATGAATAACATCGAAAGTCAGAATGTGTATTTCGCACAAGATGTTTGGGTAGATGGTGATATTTCAAAAGCCAAATTTACATTTGAAGTAAGGTTTTACGCTAAAGATGGGAGTTACGACGGTACGCATGTGCATAAAATTAATGTAGGTAATAAACGGATGAGATTCGAGGCTGTTTCAACTCCTTATAAGTTAATGGATTTTAGTTATGCAATGGTATACCTTCGGTTTGAGGCTTTAGAAAACATTGAATCGACCTTTAAATTTTATCTAGGAAAACCTGTTATTTCTTTTGGTATTCCTAAAGAGGATCTTACACCTGTACGGGAAACGCCGAGTTTAGATAATAAAGAAATAAGATTATCTCTCGATGCAAGTACTTCATTAGGGGTACCGTGGTCCCCAAGAACTTGGATTAGGTATTCGCTACCAACATATGAAAATAGTTATTTAAAAAGCTCATCCACTTCCACTTTTGAAGTGAAAGTGAGTGGGTTCTACAATATGAATTTTAATGTACATTTCAATGTAGATGCATCAGGTTCACCTAATGCATCTTCACGTATGGTATTTGATATTGGCAAGAGTGGATTTGATCCAAACGTAGCAGAAAGAAGTATTTGTTATTTTAGACCACCGGATGATCGCTTTTCTGTCCAAGCAAATCACCTATTATATTTAGAAAAAGGTGAAAATGTTTATATTCGTGGATTTTATGATGATACGATAGGAACATGTACAGAGTACAAAGAAAAGGCGACTATAAGTGTAATGTACATGGGATTCAAATCTTAACAAACGCATTTGATGTGGGGTAAGTATCTTTTTGAAAGAAAGACTTAGGGAATTAGATTAATAAAAAGTGATTTAACAAACGCTATTCCTAGTGTTCATTAAATCACTAATTTAAATTAATCTTGTGAATCTGCGTCGTCATACAGCTCTGAATTCGAACTGTGTCTATCACTTTCTGAACTTTCATTAGCGTTTTTCATAGCTGCTGTAACAAATGCTGTTGTCATTACTGCATTCATCCAACTTGCTTCAGCATCATTAGCATTGGTTCCTGGATGGTTCTGATTACTATTTTCTTGTGTTGAGGAATGATTTTTTAATTCTTTTTCAATAGATTTGTTATGTTTTTTCTTCCTACCAAAAATCTTCATAAATACTTTTAATATAAAACACGCAATGAAGACTATTAGAAGAAAGAAAAAGAAAATTAATGATAAATCAATTATCTCTTCCATATGCATACCTGCTTTCTACTTTAAACGATAACAAAGAACGCGGTACAATAAAACATTATGAGGAAAATAAATAATAGTAAAATCATTCTGAATAAAATACGGCTTTTATAACAAACCCAAGCGTGCTTATAGCATGCTTTTTTATTTTTAGAAAAGGAGTGAAAGTATGGCTGAATTAAAACACGATGATATGAAAGAACTACTTGTTGGACTAACAAGAGTAGAAACGAAACTAGATACATTAGGCAATGTAAAAGAAGTTGCAATTGAAGCCCAGCAATCAGCAAAAAGCGCGCATATGCGTGTAGACAGATTAGATAAGCTAGTATTTTGGCTTGGGACAACAGTTATAGGTGCCGTGATTGTAGGAGCGATTACGGCGCTATTTAAATTCGGTGGAAAGTGATCGTATACCGGTCGCTTTTTTATTTGAAAGGAATTGAGAATATGAAAAATCTAGATACAGCTTCAATTAGTCGCTATGTCGTATTAGTAATTGCTGTGATTAATAGTGTCTTAAATCTTGTTGGATACCAAACGATTGATGACAAAATCACAAACGATTTAGTGGCTGTCATTAGTGGAGCTTTCACTCTGTATATGGCTTGGAAAAACAACTATTTAAGTAACAAAGGATTACAACAAAAAGATGTATTAGAAAAACACAATTTACATTAAAAGGAGATGTTGAATAATGGGACACATTGTAGATATTTCAAAATGGAACGGTAATATTAATTGGGATGTAGCAGCACCGCAACTTGATTTAGCAATTTGTCGTGTTCAATACGGTTCAAAGAAAGTAGATGAATGGTATCAACGTTATGTAGCAAAATTAGAAGAATGCGGTGTACCTCATGCAGCATATGCTTATGGATGCTATATTTCTATTAGTGATGCAGTTGTGGAAGCGGATGATTTTATGTCTCGTACAAGCCCGAATGCTAAGTTCCTTGTGCTAGATGTTGAAGATGATACATTGCAATCATGTGGAGCTGATAATCTTGCCACAGCATCCCAAGCGTTTATCGATCGCTGTAAATCAAAAGGATGGAAAGTTGGTTTATATCTGAGCCACCACATGTATAGCAAATATGGTTTGAATGGTGTAAAAGCAGATTTCCTTTGGATTCCACGTTATGGTGGTAAAGAACCAGCTTATGCTTGCGATATCTGGCAATACACTGAAACAGGTAATGTTCCTGGTATCGGTAAATGTGATTTAAATAAATTGATTGGTAGTAAGCCTTTATCTTGGTTTACAAATGCAGGAGAAAGTAATGCAGCACCAGTTGAAGGTGATGACGGCCGTAGGAAGATAAAAACAGGTGGTTTAGGATTCGATGCTATTAAAGAAGTATCTGAAGTCCTTGCGGCAAGAAATATCGAGGGCGCTGTTCGATTTGAAGGTGATGGTTCTGATCCTTATGTACTAACAGAAAAGCTTGCGAATCCTCAATTAGATAACTTTACAGCTTGGTTAGATGAGCGTAAATGGCATTGGGATTATTTGAAGTAAAAACAAGAGCCGTCCTTTTGGGCGGCTTTTTTTATGCGTTTAATAATTTTTTAGCGTTCTCATAGACACCTAAAATATTGTTAGCTAAGATATTGTTATTTTGGATATCTTTAAAATCATTTTCAACTTCAGTGTATTGCTCAAAGAGTTCATAATTATAAATTTGTTCTTTTTTTAATGATCTTTCTACTTGTTTTAATATGTTTTTGATCTCTCTTTTATAAAAATCATTTGTTTGTTTTTCATCAACCATATCTAATTCCCCCTCTTTGGAAATAACAACCTGTATTTCTAAAATACGCCTATTCCCAAAAAAATTCAATTATACAAACATAAAAATATGTATTTCTTCATATTTTTTTAGATATTTTATGAACAAATTGAAACATTGTACATATTATTTACATCCAGAAATCATGTTCATCTATGTTCTTCCCCAATTTCTTCAAACCTTTAACGATTTGAATTATTGTGGAAAATTTAGGTCTATATTTCTTATCATTACACAGCTTAGAAATAGTAGCTGTACTTAGTTTCGATGTTTTTTCCAATTCAATTTGCGCTATTCCATTACGATCAAGATAGTGACCAAATTTTGTACGCTTTTTCCCCAATCCAAACACGTTTATCACCTCATCCACATCTTGACCTATTTCTTACTTTTTTAAACTAATGCAAAAAAATAAGAAATTGTCCAAGCTGTACACCATATGCTTTATCAAGGTCGCTACCAAAGCAGCTATCAAAGCAAATAGCTTAATTGCTATCAAGGTAACTAGTATTTGTACTATCAAATTAGCTATCAAGTTAGCTATCAAAGTAACACTACCAAGGTATTAAGCCGATAAACCTATGTATCATTAGGATTTCAAATTCTGTTTATAAAGGGGAGTTTTATATGTTAACTACATTCATTTCTTTAGGAGCACTAGGAACAATTACAATTGGTGGAGCGATATTAGAAAAGAATCTTGTAAAAAATGATCACGTTGCAGCAGCTAAACTTTTAAGTGATGGAATGTATCACGGAATGCGAATAGGCGGAGTTTGTTTCATTGGCTATGTATTTATCAAAATCTTAATCATGTTTTAGGGGGTGCTCCTATGGAGATTTTAAAAAAGTGGCTTCATAAACAAAGTTTAAAGAATCAACTTATAGAGGTATTTGGAAAAGCAGGTTTATATGTGGACCATCAAACAAGAGGTGGTAAAGTACCAATTTATCCAAAAATACATGACATTTCCTCCACACCAGAAAAGGTTCGATATATATTTACAATTCCGAATGGTTTGGATCCTAAGACCATTGAAAAGAAATGGTTTTGCTTTCAACAAATATTAGGACGTAACGTTGCCATTCAAGGCGATATTAAACGGTTTGTACTTAATGTATTTCATTCAGATGCAGGGTTAAAACAATACAACTACAGTTATAAGAAATGGCAGCCATTACTAAAACAACATCGTCTTCCTGTTGTAGTAGGTCGGGACCAATTCGGAAATATGATTGTGTACGATATGGTTGAAGCCAATACACCACATTTATTAATCGCAGGAGAAACAGGTAGTGGTAAAAGTAGTATGGTACGTGTTGTTCTGTCCACACTCATTCAACACATGTCTCCTGATAAATTACATTTGTATCTGGGCGACTTGAAAAATTCCGAATTTCATTTCTTGAGAAGGGTTAAACACGTAAAAGAAGTGTGTATGGAAGAAATCGAAATGAAGATAATGTTGCAGAAAGTGTGGAAGGAAATACGAGAAAGAAGAAAATTAATGGAAAAGTATGAAGTGGATCATATTGATGAATACAACAAAACGAATCCTGACAATCAGAAACCATATATCTTACTTGCGATTGATGAAGTGGCCATGTTACAAGATGAAAAAGAATGTATGTCTACAATAGAAAAGATATCGGCAGTCGGCAGGGTGCTTGGTGTCTTCCTCATGCTTTCCATGCAACGTCCTGATGCAAAAGTATTAGATGGCAAGTTAAAGTTGAATATGACCGTCAGAATGGGTTTTAAATGCGATAGTACAATCAACAGTAATATCACGGGTACACCTGGATCAGAACGCTTGGAGAAATCGGGCCAAATGATTCTAAAACTGAATGGATTAAAGAAAGTGCAAGCTCCTTATTTAGAATTAAGCAAAGCGAAACAAATTGTTGAGTCGTATCGCATACCAAAAGAGGATATGACAATTCAGAATCCTCCACAAGAAGAGATTCCATTGTTCGGGGTGTTAGAAGATGAGGAATAGAGATAAAGCGATACTAAGTGATTTGAACCGTTTTAGATGTATGTCTCGCGATGATATTATAGATTTGCATTTTAAAGGATTAAATAACGCGGTTACTTGTTGTAATACGGTGATGAAACGATTACGAAGAGATGGCCATGTGGATGCCAATATCTCGCAGCAGCCATATATTTATTTCCCCTAACCTAGTACACTACGAAAAACTAGCCAAAAGATTCCTCACTTCCTCGGCATTGTAGACATATATAAACAGCTTATCCATTATGAAAAACCGAAACTATTTAAAGTGGAACCAAAGTACGGTAAAGAATTCATGGAACCCGATGCATTTACAATCTGGCGTAGATCTCCATTCTTCATTGAGGTTCAAAAGTCAGTTTACAGTAAAAAGATTATGCAAGATAAAATCAACAGGTATGAGTTATATTTCCACAGTCAGGAATGGCATAACGAATCGTGGCAGCCAAAAGATAATAAATTCTTCCCGTCAATCCTCATCATTACTGATAAACAGTATGATATTAACTCTTCTAATTTACGTATCTTCCAAGCTTCTTCAATTAGCAGTTTCATGGATAGTCTTGCGACAAAAATATAGTAACTCTTCCCTAACTAAACAGCACACCCAGTTTGACTGTTGAATCTAGGAAGAGTTACAAGGGTAACAGGAGTAAATATAATATGAGCAATAATTTAAATATAGAACCAGAAGCTCCAAATAGGGGCTTTTTTTCTTTGCAGGAATTTAGAAGGCATCATGGAATACTCTCACTAGGAGGTGTCGTGACGTTATGACGGACGAAATTGTTTATTCTGCTAGTGAAGTATACAAACGACTAGGAATAAGTGATAGCACCCTTAGAAAGTACATGGAAGTTTTGCAGCGCGAAAACTATGTTGTGAAGAAGGATAATCGTGGCAGACGCCAATACACAGAGCATGACGTTATGGTGATTGATAAGTTAATTGAACTCAGCAAGCATGACGGTATGACGTTAGAGAAGGCAGCGAAGATGATTGCGCAGCGATTAGAAATCGCCAATCCCAATGCGGAGACAGAGGAATCCCAAGAAACGGATTTAATCCCATTCCACATTCAACAGCAACTCCAACAACAGTACAGCGTTATGGCACAAGAAATGAATCAAGGTATGCTAGAGATGGAAAAGCGATTGAGTGAGCAGGCAAAGCAAAGTAACGAGGAAATCAAAGCGAGTATAGAGCAACATAATGAACGAGTAGAAAAACGGTTGGAAGCACGAGATGAGACGCTTATGAAAACATTGCGTGAAATGCAAGAAGCGAAGAGATTAATGCAGGAATATCGGGATGAGGTTGCTGCTGCAAAAGAGAAGAAAAAGCCGTGGTGGAAGTTCTAGTGAGTGGGAGCATAAAAAAGAAGTATCCTTAATGAAAAACAGGGATACTTCTTTTTACTTTATTCATTCTCTAGCGTCTCGTAAAGACGCTTGTACATATCTTTATATGCTTTAGAATGTCGATTTACTAGTTGAGTATCTACGTAGCTTTCAACAAGTATATTAATGATGTTGTTAATTGATGTTTTTCCCATATCTTCTTGTTCTTGAATAAACGGTTTAAGGGTATTTAGCTTTAGTAAAACAGCAGGTGAAATTTTAGCTGTTTTAGATGGTACTAAACGTTGATCTGGTTTCTCTGGTGTCTGTATTTCCTTTTCCGTGTTAACAGGATTAAGTTGGGCGGTTACTACAAAAGATTTACTTTTACTTTCCAAAGGTACCACTCCTTTTTTTATAAAAGTATAATTTTATAAATTTATACTTTTATAAAATTATAAACGTGTTTATTTAGATAGGAATAAAGTTTAACTTCATTCCTATTCTCGACTTTTCTTCGATTCAAGCACTTGTTTTACAGCGTTTTTTACTAACTTTTGTTTTGGTGTAGGTAATGAAGCAACTTTTTCTTCGATTAACATATTTATTACTTCATAGATTTTCATATCTTCAATTGTAGCAAGTGTTGATATTGCTGTGTGCGTTTCTAATGAGACACGGAAAGATTTCGGTAACTCTTTCGTAGTTAGTTTTCTCTTTGGTTTTTCAAAGAGCTTATCATCATCAGGGAAACTACGTTCTTGATTTTCTTTACTTTCGGGTGTGAAAGTTACTGATCCTTCAGTTTTCTTTCTTCTCATACCAAGTTGTTCTTTGTCTATATTCAATTTGTTATCCATTTACTGTTGTCATTCCTTCCAAAATCTCGATTCTCTTTTCGACTTCACCTGCAATATTTTGGTATACAGTATGAACGTTTTTATCATGAACATCTTTTAGATTATAAGTGATTCCTGTTCTATCAAATCTCTTTAAGCGTGCCATCTGTTTAATGATATTACTGAACACATTAGCTTTGCCAAAAATCTCTTCAGCTTCTTGAAGGATATCTTTATCAATTTCATTACCGTTTTGCATTAGTACAGGTAAAGCCCCAATAATTTCTAATGGTAAATTGTAATCATCTGCTAACGAGAATACATGTTCAACGTATTTCTGAGCACCTTTTAATGATCTTTCTTGTGTTTGTAAAATAACCATTACATAGTCACTAGCGACTAATGCACTGTCTGCAAATTTATTTAATTGTGGTGGCACATCGATAAAAATGTAATCGTAATTTCCTTTGATTGCACTTAATTGTTTTGCGAAATATGTATCCTGTGAGAAGTCATCCTCAAAATTTCTGAAAAGGAATTTTTCATATGTTTGTAAATCCTCGTAAGAAGGAAGTAAGTCTAAGTTAGGCAGTACATTAATTAGCGCACTCTGCAAGTTTGCATCTATAAGTGACATAGCTAATGTTCTTTTGAATTCTGGTTCGATTGAATATATTTTTTTCATTGTGTTAAATAGTAAATCAGTCGCATTTGCTTGTGGATCTAAATCTACTAATAAAGTTTTCTTTCCTTGTTTCGCGAATGTATAAGCCAACATTACAGCATTGGTAGTTTTTCCAACTCCACCTTTGAAGTTCCCAGTTGTGATAACTTTGCACATTTTCCGTCACCTCGTAAAAAAAAGTTTTTTTATACTTTTATAAATTTATAATTTGATTTTATAACACAACAAACCAACGGTAAAGTATAAATTTATAATTTTATACTTTTATAAAAATTTTATAATTAATCTGTAAATAGATGATAGTTTTTAAAACCTATTTTCAAAATGGTATATTATCAAGCTATATTAGCGTATTTTTTATAAAAATATACTTTTATACTTTTATAAAATTATAAAAGTATAAAAAAAGTATCATTCTAATTTCGGAAAACTAGTTTTTTATAAAAGTATAAAATTATAAAAGTATAAAAATGAAAATGGTTTTTTATATAGAGGGAAATGTAACAGGCTTATAGGGGTATTTACAAACAAAAAAGCTTGTTGTAACGTAGTACACAACAAGCATCATTATACAAAACAAAACATATTTTGATAAAACAAATCTACATAAATAGATCGAGCAAAACAATTGAATATGAACACAAAACAAAAAAGCCACTCCCATATGCTATTGGCTACCAACCGATAACGGGAATGACTTTTCTAGCTAGTGTACCACCACTTGGCTAGAATGAACTGTATTAACCCACAGTGTTTACGTTTAAGTAGTGTACCATCACTAACCTTAAACAACTATGCCTTTTCACGAGGCTTCTTTGATATACCCATTTTATCTATTGTTTGGATAAATATCAACTAGTAAATACTAGTTTTGATTATTTTGTAGTCCAAAAGATATATACCGGGCATCTCTAAACCTAGAAGTCTTGTGAATGTACAGGCCATTTAGGAATTTGGGATGCCTTTTTTGTTTTTTGTTCGCGTGGAATTGCCTGATACCACGTTAATAAAAACTGATAAGCCGTAATTCCGTGCTTCTATTATAGAGGGAACGTGTTACGGCGTGGCTAGCTGTTGGTCGTGCAGGGGGTACAGAGTATGCCCCTACAAAAACAGCACCCCTCATTGGAATCCTGTTCTTCTGGTGAGGGTGGGCGAGAACTTGCCCAGGGACGATTCTCTAAAAGGTTCGGGAGGTTATCGTTAGCATTACGGTGCTAGGGAGTACATTCAGTTTGTCGTGTAGGGACGATATTACAAGGACAAGCCATAGAAAAAGGATGTATGCGATGAAGATCGCTGAGTGAACAGGGTCTATACATACGGATACCTTATAAGTGACCGCATGGCGAAACAAAGACGCTTATCCATCTATTTTGATCGATTACTTTCTTGTAGTCGTTCAAAGTAGGGGATAAATCTGCCTTCCAGCCGTGTTCCATAATCGTTCCCACATGATAAAAACCCTCAAAACCTTCAGTCAACACTTAATTCTAAGAAAAGCAGAAAAATATAGGATTGTTTAAGAGCTGGGGGAACTATTTACCTGAGTAAGAAGAAAGGGTAGGAGTACCACCGTTAACTTTACTAGAGGATAAGGGAAATAGAGAATTATTGAGATATCACAGTTAGTCTGTTATATAGATGATGGAATTTAGTAGTTCACCTTTAGTTAAGGTACTTTTTGGGTAACGACAGTAATGAATATAAGGTTTAAATTAGATATATGAAGTTAATAAGCAGGAGGATTATTGTTTGGTTTTAAATTGTGTTTTATCAATCAGATATAGTACGTGAAATTTATAGGATATTATAAAAAATATCCTATCTGTTTGCTAAAATCTCAATTAAATTTGTACAATATGTGTGTAAAGAAGAATGATGAAAAGGAGGGGTAAAAACAAAGTATAAGCTTGTATGATTGGTTATGTTAGTCATTATAAAAATTTCTTTGGAGATGTATTTTTTGATGATTAAGAGCTATTTGTTTTGTATGTTGAACTTGTTAAGAATGTAGAAGCATGATGTACGTATGTGGTTATTATATATATTCGGTATACCCAGGGATATTTAGGTACTTAACATTTAGTTAAGGTAAGAAGAGATCATTTTTTATTTATTTATTTCTGCTATACTAAATAAATAAGCCCATCGTATTGGCGTACGAAAGGCTTGAAGGGTGGTGAATACATAATGGATGCAAACACCGTTACAGCAATTGCGACATTGCTTTTAGTTGTTATTGGAATTGTACAATTAAGTCAAAAAGAAAACAAATAGTTGTGTTAAAAAGCTTTTCAGTATTGGCGTACTGAGAGGCTTTTTTATTATACACATGATGTGTTTTTATAATACTACTATGGTAATAATTATACCAGACGCACATAAAAAATCAAAGAGCACATAATGGATATAGTGTATAAAAGAAAAGACACCCTAAGGTGCCTTCCTCCGACTTGAACCACGTTTATTTAGTATAAAACCTATCCGTATTATCCCTTTGTTATAAGTGTAAACACATCCTATAAAACAGAATCGTCTATATACACCAGATTGTTAGTTCACAAAGTACAAGAGATTTGAGATCAGTATTAGAGTGACGCCACACCTTTTATAACGATCGATATGTTACGCCTTTCAAAAGAATCTGCTTTATAGAATGTATCCACAATTTATATTTCACTACATGTAATATTTATTTGGTGTATTTTTTAGAACTATGTATAATTGCATAAAGTTTATAAAAAAATGAGAGTATAATTTGGTATTGTGTAATAAAGATAAGGCCCACCTACGGAAATAGGTGGGCTTTTTAACGCATAAAGAAAAGACATCCATATAAGAATGTCTTTTCCAATAGTTTTTTAGCAGAAGCAGCTAGCTCCAACTATGATTAATAAAATAAACAATACAACTAATAAAGCAAAGCCTCCAGCGAAACCTCCGCCGCCACAACTACCGCAACTGCCACCAAATCCCATAATAGATCCTCCTTTAATAAGAGGAGAAAACAAGGGTGTACGCATGTTTTTTAACGGATTTAATATACTTTATGGTTTTACGAATTAATTGAGCAGGTCCTTTAAGAAATAAAGAAAAGAAACCCTAAGGTGCCTTTCTACTCTGTAACAAATTTAAATATATAGTACATAAAAAATAACAAAGATAGACTTGCTAATCTACCTGCAATCGATTCTTTCATAAATTTCATAAGTAGCACTTTAACAAGTAATGCTAAGGATAACGGTATAAACAGTATCATAGCAAGTTTGATCGCTAAGTCGTTTATAGTGGGGTTAAACGCTTCAAAATTAATTATGATATCCACTTACCTTTCTTTCATCTTTTTATTTTTATAATACAATTTATATTGTTTTGTCCACTAAAAAAGACACCCTAAGGTGCCTTCCTCCGACTTGAACCACTTTACTTTTAATAATATGTATTGGACTCCCATCCAAATATTATTTTATCATGTTAAGTAATATTCGGGTACCGCCAGCATTTTTGAAGAAAAACACGCTAAGCAAAAAAATACAATAAGCCGCCCATGTGCTATTTCTTTATGTATCTAATCGTGACGATAACAGTGTAGAAATTTATGATATTTCTACTTCTCAAACTCCCGTAAGTCTAGGAGAATTTAATGTAGGAAACTGTCGGAATGGATATAAATAATATATTAACTATTATCCTCACTTATAATGTAAGGTTCTATCTTTTTAATCAACTCTACAAAATCAACTTCTAATGCAACAGATAATTGCTTCAATGTAATTAAACTAGGAATATTATAACCATTTTCTAAATTTATTAAAGTTTTTTCTGAAATCCATCCTGGCTCTACAAGTCCTTTATCCTCTCTATCAGCAATGAAAAATGCACGAGATGATTTCTTTAAAGTTAATTGTAATCGATAGTCTTGCAATATTTGCCCTATTATACGAGTATTTTGATTTTGTTGTTTTTTCTTAGTCATAAATAATATTATACCATAAAAAACAAAAAAGGAACCTAGGTTCCTTTTTGTTTTTTATGGTTATGTTAAAGTTATATTAAAGCTTAGTACATATGCTCAAGCCAAAATTCAAATTAAGGAGGTATTCTTTAATGAATACATTTAAAGCAAAAGCCGTCCGAACAGTAACCTCGCCATCAAATGAGGAGGTTACAACTTATTACACTTGGGTCAATTTTAGGGATCTCCCTTCGGAAATTCCTTTAGAGGTGAATCCTCGAAAACCAAAAATGAACACATCAGTAGCTAAACAATTAATTAACGCAGTTACAAACCCTGATACAGATTTTGATATAAACAATCGAGGTATCGTTATTACAGCAAAAAATTTCAAATTCCATACAAATAACAGTACGGTTGATTTAGATTTAGATAATGATTCAAGTAAATACGGAATTTTAGACGGCGGCCATACGTACACTGCTATCATCGAAAACCGTCATAAACTTCCTGAAAAAGTTGATAAATACGTTAAATTGGAAGTTGTAGTTGGTAAAAACTTGGATGTTTCAGCATTAGCCGATGCCCGAAATACTTCAGCACAAGTGAGTGATATTGCTCTCTTTGAATTAGATAGTAAATTCGACATCATTAAAGATGCTATTACAACAGAAAGTTATTGTAATGATATCGCTTATAAAGACAATGACAATAAACGTATACCTATTGTTGAATTAATTAAATTAATGTTTGCCTTTAATATAAAAAAATATCCTGATGACAGTGGTGCTCCAGTAGCAACTTATTCTGGTAAAGCCATTGTTTTTAAAGACTATAAAAATGAATATGAACAAGCTGATAATATCTACAAAGGATTAGTAACTCAACTTCCTAAATTAGTAGAGTTATACGAAAAAATCCAAGCAGATTTACCTATCAAATATCAAGATTTCAAAAAAGAAGATGGGAAAAATGGGAGGTTTGGATTGGTCCGTGGTGTAGAAGGTGCTGGATCATATTTAACATTATTTAATCAAAAACCAATTTCACATGAAATTTCTGTAGGGTTTTTGTTGCCGATCTTTGGAGCTTTCCGAGCATTATTAGAAAAGAAAGGTGATAAAATCAGTTGGGCTTTCGATCCTATTGAAATATGGGAAAAAGTAGGTACTCGTTTAGTTCAAAATACTTTTGATACCGATACTAATCCTCAACAAACTGGTAAAAGCAAAACACTATGGCAATCCAATTATCGAATTGTCGATAGTATTCGAAAAGATTTGTTATTAGAAAAACTAATGAAATTACAACAACAATAAATTTAAGTATAAAAAATAACCTCTTTCAAAAGGGATTATTTTTTATACTTTTCCATAAATTCTTCCAGTGCTAATGCCATTAAATTAGTATCGGAATACATACTATTTTTTTATTTAAAGTAATAACAAGATATAAAATTATGCAATAAGGGATGGTAATTTTATATTCTTTCAACCGAACAAGTTATGACTAGAAATGTATGGAATATATGGTATTTTTGATATAATTGTAATAAATAATATTAGTAGGGGTAGGGGATTTAATTGGGCTCAGTAAAAACAACACAACAAAAACACAAGGTTAATGGCTATTATACAAAAGATCGTCGTTTATTACACGAAAAAATCATTGGTTATTTTATGAATGATAATCAAATGATTTCGCAATCGCCAGAAGCCATTTTATTAGGTGGTGGTACAGCATCTGGTAAAAGTGTAATGGGGAACTTTATCATAATGGGGTATAAAGAGGCAGATATTCCTCTTATTCTTATTGATTCGGATGAAATTAAACGCCTTATCCCTGAGTATGAAAAGATAAGTGTATTGAATGTAGAAGCTGCTGCATGTCATGTGCATGATGAGAGTAGTGATATTGTGGATGAATTACTGACTCGCTGTATTAAAAATCAAAAAAATTTTATATATGACGGTACTATGAAAAACCTGCCTAAATATCGCGCTTTAATACAAAAGTTAGTTGATCAAGGTTATAAAGTATCTGCAACTATAGTGGATGTGCCAATTGATGTAGCAACGGAAAGAGAACATCTTCGATTTATTGAGACGGGAAGAAAAGTACCAAAAGAAATTCTAGTAGAAAGTCATACAAATGTTCCTCGAACTTTCCATATTTTGAAGGAAATGGTGCATGAGTATATTATTTATGATGCTACTGAAGAAGGATTACCGATTGAAATTGCAGAAAAAACTGAAGATGGTAAAGAAATTATCTATGATAAAGAAAAATTAGAAAACTTTTACAAGAAATCTGGAATAAAACTTTGATTTTTCGATAAACATGGTGAGGAAGGGGTAGTGAAAAATGGAGGTGTAGGGAATGAAGAACGGACAAGCCCAAGAAAGCACCATCAAGAAAATAAAAAGCATGATGAAAAAAAATGGGAAAGAATACTATGATGAAATTGTGAAAAAAAATAAAAAAACGCGAGAAAATAACAAAATAAAGTGAAAGCTATTAATTTATTTGTATGGAAAACTTGTCCTCTTAATGTTATCCTTGAATTAAGGGGGCGAGGGAAATGGGAATCAAATTTTTAAAACAAATGATGGCGAAAGACGGTAAAGCTTATTATGATCAAATCGTCGCCAAAAATGAAAAGATACGCGAATTTGAAAAAGAAATAAAAAGCGCGAGAGTTGAGGTTGCGGCAACAACATCTTATGCTATTGCAAATGTAAAATAATTCATCATAGAATAATATAAATTTTAAAGGCATCTATTAAACATAGATGCCTTTTTTCATAAAGAAAAGACACCCTAAGGTGCCTTCCTCCGACTTGAACCACTTTACTTTTAATAATATGTATTGGACTCCCATCCAAATAATATTTTACCATGTTAAGTTATATTGTTCATTGAGAAATATTACTCAAATTTAACTCTATTAATCTATGAAATTCAAGCAATTTAATGTAAAATTTATATAGATAGTTTTAAAGAAATAATAAAGTTGTTAAAAAACATCAGTCATTTTATTCTACAATCGGGCTAAATTATAGAATGAAGGCTGTACTATGGCTAAAAATATTGATAAGCATGGGGAGAGGACTACATTGACTATTTACGAGCAATTTATAGAAGCTCTTGAAGGAAAAATAGGTGATATTTTAACATCAGCAGAAATACAAGACAGATTAATAACAAAATTTAATACAAATCCGGGGAGTATTATTCCTGCTGATTATTGTTATAACCGTCACAACAACGGAAGAGTTTCCAATAAAAATCTGTTTATATACATAAGTAGAGGTATGTATAGGTATGTTGGTGAAAACTATCCTTATACGGGACTAGTTTTTCACAAACCTAAAGGGGCGGATTATGAATCTGTTGTAGGTGAGTGGGATAATGGGCAACTTCATCTCTATGAGGATAAAGATACAATAGGAATCTCACAAATAAAAAAGTTATATGAATCATATTTTGAAATGTTACGATATGAAATGAACGTCCTTGGATGTAAGGCAACTGAATTAAGGCATCTTATAGGTCGTCTAGGTGAATTCTTTTGTATTCTTCACACGAATGGTGAGCTATCCAAAGTGACTAACCAGCATGGATATGATGTCATCAAAGAGGGGAGAAGAATAAGTGTTAAAACAACTGCCCAAGAAAAAGGTTTTATCACGATCAATCAAAACACATTCGATCAATTTGATGACTTCTTCGTAGTTCAGTATAAAGATGATGACTTGAAACTATTATTTTATGGGCCGAAGGAAGAAATTCCATCGCTTAGACCATATGGGAATAATTATGAGGTCAATATAAGCTCTTTAAAGAGAATAGAAAAGACACTCCTATAAGGGTGTCTTTTCCAATAGTTTTTTTAGCAGAAGCAAGAAGCTCCAACTATGATTAATAAAATAAATAGTACAACTAATAAAGCAAATCCTCCAGCGAAACCGCCGCCACAACTACCACAACTACCACCAAAGCCCATTTTAATCTCTCCTTTGAGTAGGAGGGGAAATTCAAGGTCACTCATGTATTTTAATGGATTCAATTTACTTTATGTTTTTACGGATTAATTGAGCAGGTCCTAAAAAAAAGACGCCATAAGGCGTCCCCCACAATTGGGTAGATAAGGTTTAGTTTTCCACTTTAAAGAAATTAGGTATCACACCTTGAGAGTATATCATAATATCTATTAAATTTAATATTCTATGCATTATTACATAAAAGAAAAGACACGCTAAGGTGCCTTCCTCTCATTTGATAATCACTTATGTCCTCGGTTTGTATCATATATTACGATGCTACAGGGGTCTATTAATGTTGATGGATACCTAGGTTATTTTAATAAATGCCCAGTGAAATCGGAAAATATTATTGTTTTTTTATGTTGTTATATACAATTATAGAAAAACTTGTAATCGCTATTACTATAAGCATAGTTCTTTCAACAATAGAATTATAATTAGTTAAATAATCTATCAGTAAATATAACGGGAAAAGTAAAATGAAAAATATAATTTGTTTTTTTGTAAACATTTTGAAAATGCCCCCCTGTTAAATTGTATAATTTTATATTATACTAAATTTAGTATATATAACATAATTATACCTTAATATCTATAAAAAAGAAAAAATATATATAATACCCACTATTGTAAAAATTTTCTATTACATGTTAATATTAACTATGTAGTTATCAATCTATGGATGGGGGAAAACTAATGCTAAAAGGTAAAAAAACAATTATTACAATGCTATGCGCAACTATGTTAGGTACAACATCTTTAATAGCTATACCAGCGAAAGCGGAGACTGACACAAAATTGGAAGATTCAATTACTAATTTTGGTATGAAAGATCTTGAACTAAACGAATACCAATTAAATGAGTTGAAAAATAATAGACCTATAACGATTTCTTCTGATGCTGCTGAAATTAGAATAGAACCACAAAAGGCATTTGCAAAACCACAAGTATTTAATATTAAAACTTACTTAAAAAACAGTTATTGTAAGGATGTATTGAAAAATTACAATGCTTGGAACTCTACTAATAAATGGGCGAAAACGGTGAAGTATATAGTAAGCCTTGCTCCTGCTGCAGGATTATCAATGTTTATGTATGACTTAGGAGCAGATAGAATTATAACACCGATTAAATCTGCAGTTAAACAAGGTAAAGGTGTTGAAATGTCTTATAAATATACAATACCTGTTGGAACCAATATAGGAAAAATATCAAATTCAAAAGTTACTGTTAAATAAAAAAGTAGGACAACCCTATAATAATATGGTTGTCCTACTTTCTTATTTAATAATTTTATTCTGCACAAAGAAAAGACACCCTAAGGTGC